AACTTTTAGACGAGCTAGATGCTATGCCGGTCAAAAGGTTGATTGTCGAAGAACTGGAAATGGGCGGTGAGTTTTGCACCCTTGGAGTGATTGGAAAATCCAGAGGTATAGATATGACAGCCCTACAACCAGAAGACACAGAGATAGTTTCTGAGAGGCTAAACCTTGCAGAGGCGCTAGTCAGAGAAATAGTTTACATGAATGACGAGGCTGGGTACTTCAAAGAAACACCAGAATGCAGGTTTTCCAGAATGCGAGCGTGGGTAGCCGAGCAGATTAGGCCCGACACCCCAGTTAGCCAATAGGAGGCATTGATTGTGAAAGAAGAATTTGAAGTTACAGACAAAGAATTGGCAGATGCTTTTAAGGGTACTAACTTTGGTAGTGCAGAGCCAAGAGAGGTTATGAAAGATACCTTGCTTAAATGCGCTGGAGGTTACTGTACAGGCTACACAGCAGAACGGATTTCCATTGGGCTTGGACTAACAACTGTTAAATGGAAGCTCACAAAGCGTGGCAAAGAAGTGCTTTATAGATCGTTTTGTATGCACATTAAACACTAACCAGTTAGCCAATAGGAGGCGACAGCTAATTTATGTTGAAAGTGGCGTTGCGTGATAACGCAAGAGCCTAGTGATTATCCGACGCGGAGTAGGGTTCGCCCCCGAAATAAAGCTGATAGATGAATGGAAATCTGAAAACGGTCTTTACAGGAAAAGGTGACTGTTAGCTACAGCGCCACTTTCAACATAAATTATAGAACAAACCCAGTTAGCCAATAGGAGGCAGTGATTGTGAGCGTTGAAGGAATGAGTTGTTGTGTTGGAAACTTTGATGATTGTGAATATCCCAACTGCAATGAAGGAACAGTAATTGTGAAAGAACGTCCAATTTTATTCAATGCAGAAATGGTTAATGCTGTTCGAGCTGGTCGAAAAACTCAGACACGCAGGATAGTTAAATCGTGCCCTCACCCCAACACGGAAAGAGTGCAAAACTTCTATGGTGAAACATGGGACTGGCTGCGCTATGACGGATTAAGGTTAGGCAGTTTCACATGCCCCTATGGAAAAATAGGTGATCAGATTTGGGTTAGGGAAACTTTCTCCGAGACTGATTACAGGACCGCATATAGAGCAGATGTTAACGATGGCATCCACTGTATTGTTGAGAAATGGACCCCATCTATCCACATGCCGCGATCCGCCTCAAGAATTCAGCTAGAAATAACCCGCGTTCGCGTAGAGAGGCTGAATGATATTAGCGAGGAAGATGCTGCCGCCGAAGGGTGTGATAAATCTAAGTCAGTTGCAGCTAGGACTATTGGTTGGTGTGAAACCCCTCTCAGAGCATTCAACCGCCTATGGAAGCAAATATACGGTGCAGATTCTTGGAACGCTAACCCTTGGGTTTGGGTGGTCGAATTTAAAAAGATAGAAAACTCAACTAGCCAATAGGAGGCATTGATTGTGAAAAAGTTTGGCCCTACAAATGGATGGAAGCGTTTAGGCCGTGGTGTATATGAACATACAAATAATGCTCGTATTCACCGGCTTGGGGTTATCAGGCTTCCTGATATGACTTTCATATCCCTTCACTCATGTAAAGCAGAATGCCAGCGAGGCAGGCAGCTTATTAAAATCAATGGTGGTAATCGTAAGCGAGGCTTAATGGCTTGGGCTATCGAACTTTCCACCCCAGTTAGCCAATAGGGGGCAGTATGACAGTTTATATGTACATAAAAATGTTGGGAGTAGTTATCAGCATTACAGGCACACCCTACACAATGGAAGAATGCGTTAAAAGTCTTCAGGTTTTGAAGCTACCAGTAGAACTTCAAGTAGAAGCGCACTGCTCATACGATACGCCACAGGTATACACACCTACACCAGAGCAGCAGAAAACAATTGATGATTGGACAGCCCTTCAACCAGTTAGCCAATAGGAGGAATAAACAATAAACACCTAAAACTTGTATATTCCCCCAAAAATCAGTAACTTTAAGAATCTCGAAAGAGTTGCAGTTAATTAAAAAAGAAGGAGTAAGGCATGAAAAAGATCTATTCGTTTTGGGTGTCGATTTTGCTAGGGATGGTACTGAGTATCAGCGCCCTAGCTGCGTCACCAATTCTAAACCTTGATTCTGACTCGTATCTGTACCGTCTCGACACATCGGCTGATTTGACTCCTGTGCTGCTTGCACAAGACGAAAGTATTGTCTTTTTGTTGAAAGACTTTGCAGACTTTGATGTTGGCATCCTGACAGAAAGCTACCTTATGGAACCGGCATTTCAAGTGCTTAAACCGGAAGGTTATTTAACATCTAGCTATCAAACGGCGCCAATCTTCAATTATGAAGTGGCTTGGCGAAGTTTATAGGTTAGCTTAACGAGAGAGAACAACAAAAGGCCGGCTGATAGTTGGCCTTTTTTGTTAATTTCAACGCACCATAAACCATTTAATAAATTAAAAAGAGTAATGATTATGGCATCAAGAGGCGTCAACAAAGTTATTTTAGTGGGCAATGTAGGTAACGATCCTGAAGTTCGGTACATGCCTAACGGCAATGCGGTAGCCAACATATCGATTGCTACCAGTGAAGTATGGAAAGACAAGGAAAATGGCGAGCAGCAAGAAAAAACTGAATGGCACCGGGTAGTCTTCTTCAATCGCCTAGCCGAGATAGTTGAGCAGTACATCAAGAAAGGCAGCAAGCTCTATATCGAGGGAAGATTGCAAACTAAATCCTATGAAAAGGATGGCCAGAATCATTATTCGACTGAAATAGTTGCCAGCGAAATGCAGATGCTTGACACTAAGAGCACTCAAAAACAGGGTGAGTCCTACAATCAGGGATCCCCGGCTAGAGCCGAGAATAAGAAAAATGACTATTCTGCCGCAAGGGATGGTGATGCAAACAACCAAAGCCAGCCGGCACCAAGTAATTTCGATAACTTTGATGACGATATCCCGTTTTGACGGTTACCCAAAGGTTTGGCTCCGCTTATTATTTACCATTATTCGGGCTTAGTTACGCGGTTACGAATATTCTAAATACCAGGGGCATTTTATTACTTTTCTCTTATTCGGGATTGATAGATTCTCTTTAATAATCATTATGTTGTTTGACTATTATGAGCATTGCAATCAATATAACGGGTATTAAAATTAGATGGGCCGGCCTAGTGAATGTTCCAACAACTGTAGAAGAATATGCTGGATATCTTTTTGTATCCCTAACTACGTTTTTCTTCACTTGGGTTTTGAATCGAAAGAAAAACGAAGTTAAGAATGAACAGATTGAAGAGAAAGATGATGAGATTAGAAATTTGAGAGCTGCCCTTGCTTATCGTGAGGGGAAGTTAGTACCAGTTCTTGATTGGTCAACGCAGGCCCAGATAGACCGAAAGATCCAATTACTGAGGATTGATTTAAAAATCGAGAGAACTTTAATGCTATTTGCCTGCAATGGTAAGCAGGAGCCAACTGAAGTATCAAGCCTATGGATCAGAAACGATCACAACCAGAAAGAGGATAATCATTACAGGGTTACTTTAGATGATGATTACAGGGAAAGGCTGTATCTGATGAAGAAGTACGGGTATTTTTCTTTTCCTGCTGATGATGTTCCTGAAAACAGTTTGATAGCTGGTGTATATAAGGATCTAGGAGTTAAGCACTCGTTATGGACAATTCTTTACTATGACGAAAACGAAAAGCTAGGAATAGCCGGTTATGTCTTTATGTCGTGGGTTAGGTTTGTTGACAATCCATTTACCGAAGAAGACATTCGGAAAGTATTAGCAGTAGTTAATTTTAAATCTAGGAAGATGCTTGATAAAAAAGAGAAAGATCTAGCAATCCTCCTATCGAGGCACTAATGACACCAAAACTAGCGCATAGCTTTCTTCTCCCTGCTTGTAGGCAATTATTCCCTGATGAGTTAATGGATGATAAGGCGCAGGCTGCAATGCTTACCATAGGAATGCAGGAGTCTGACTTCTTGCACCGGCAGCAGCTGATTGGAAACCATAGAAACTGGTGGGAATCAGTTAGAGGACCGGCAACAAGTTTCTGGCAGTTCGAGAAAACCGGTGTTGCCGCGGTGCTTAGTCACCATAGAGCTGGACCAATGTTTGATGTAGCACTAAGAGCTCTTGGTTACCCAGCTGATGTTAATACGATCCACAAAGCCATTACCCATAACGATATCTTAGCGGTAGCCATAGCTAGGTGCCTACTCTTCACTTTCCCCGATAGTTTGCCTGATTCAAATAATCCAGAAGAAGCCTGGCAGCAATACCTATGGTGTTGGAGACCGGGAAAACCGAAAGAAAACAGATGGAATTCGCGCTATAATGCGGCTTGGGACATTGTTTCAGGTGTCAACGATAACCACTTATCACCCGAGATTGGTGAGTAATATGAAAGATGTAATCAAAGCAGGCTTGTTTGCCGAAAGTGTTTACCACCAAGCTATCCCTAATATCCTAGCGAGCGAGGTTTTGTTCTATGATTCAATTCTGGACGAAGAAACGCAAACTATTGGGATGGCTTACTACACAGAAAATGCTATATGGCTATGTTTTGCTGGTACTCGCAATCGCCGTAACTGGCTATCTAACTTCAAGATTATTAAAAAAATGTACGGCGGCATGTTCAAGGCGCATAAAGGCTTTGCGGAATGCGCTGAAGCTCTTCAGGAGCAGTGTGAGGAAGCCATAGCAAAAAACAAAGATGCCGATATCTATATCGTAGGGCATAGTTTGGGAGGGGCTATAGCTGTTCTCATGGCTACATTCCTCTATAAGCATTACGAAATCCGTAACTATACACTGATCACCTTTGGTCAGCCTTGTGTAACCTGGGGGAGAAACATTAAAAAGTATTTCCCTAAGAGATATGTTCGCGTGGTCAATGGTAGTGATGCTATACCTAGAAGGCCTGGTATCGGCTATTCTCATGCTGGCTCGTTGCTATACTTAGATAACGATCAAAGGACTTGGCGATTAAACCCAACTCGAGTAGGCACTTTTTTTGATAGGCTACCCACGCTATTCGGTCGATTTGGGGATCATTCACAGCAGTATTACAATAAAGTTTTAGGGCTAATGAAATGGAAAGACTATACTTCTTATTGATTTTGTCGACACTGATAATTTCATGCACATCAGTTACTTATGATGATAATTCGGGCAAATCAGTGCGAGTTGTCGACTTTCACCCTGTCGGCGGTGCTGTCGATCTTTTTATATTCAGGCCGGATGGGACCATACTTGAGGCTACCAGAAGCCAGCCATCTAGCGAGGCTTTAGTATCTGCTGTGATTGAAGGTGCTATTGATGGCATTAGCCCGTTAGAATAATTGTTATGCTTGATAATATAGTGAATACTGCTGTAATCATCGTACTGTCGGCATCTTGTCTAAGGTACGCCTGAAGTTTAACCAATTGGAGAGAAATTATGCCCAGAAAGGGTAAAGGATACGGAAAATAAACCCGCAATTGATTAAGGGTAACTACCCAATCTATGCGATCTTGGTACTGTTGACAGGCGGTAGCGGGTTTAATCTGATTAGTGAAAACGCAGAATCAGAAAAGACTGGCGCTACCGCCACTAAATTTCAAGAAATAAATTACGTTCAAGATGTAAAATACGATGCCTTGTTGCAAAGGGTTAATGACTTAAACACTGAGGTACAGGTATTAAAGGCTAAAATTAGTAGGAGTCAGCAATGAAAGGGTTTTTGCAAAATGATAAGTAATATTTTTCTTCCAGGGCTTTATCTTGCTTTCATTGTAGCGTGGGTATTCTGGCTATTTCAGCATGTTATTCCAGAATTTCTTTGTATAGCCCAAGCGAAGCCAATCCTTTTTATTGTGAGAAATGGTAACACTTGCTCTATCAAAGTCGGCGGGAGAGGCAAACCCCATTGTTTTGGTGTAGATATTGTCAGTGCTTCTCTCGACTTAACCCATGTTGATTATCAAAAATTTGATGGGCAGAAATACAGCAGGAGAATTGTTATTACTGGAAGAACGGTTACTTTTTGTCCTGAAATTAAACATAATTTATGCGTCCGGCATGATGCGCCTGCTACTGTCGTATTTGGTTCCCCCGAACCGTTACGAGAACGACAGACAATAGTTAATCTGCAAGTCAAAGGTGAAGTGAAATCTTCCTTAATTTCTCGGTAGGCTCGCCGGGGGCGAAAAGAGCCATATAGCAACAACTATTAATGGGATTAGCCAGATGGCCAGCAGAGACATAGTAAGATTACCAGTGAGATTAGCAGTAAGATTGGCGGTTAGATATCCGGTGTTGCGCTACTTCCTTCCGTTTGATCCTGTGCTTAACAGCTTCGGAGAACTTGCCACAGCTTGGACGCCAGCGGGTGATTTTAAAGCTGAGATAAACTTTTCATCTACTACGAGTTCTGGTATTTACACACTTTTTGAAAGCAGTGTTGATACGGAGCTTCTCTTTTGGATTAGGGACGGAAAACTTCAAGCGTATGTTGGTAATGGATCAGGTTGGGTAGTTTCAGCATTTAATGGCGTTGCCACTGTAACAGACGGCAAGTGGCGCAAAGCGGGGCTTAGTAAAGTTGGCAGCCTTTATACTATTTTTCTTGACGATGTAGCAGAAAGCACAGTAACAAACGCCACGGCTGTTACACCGTCTGTGAGCCTTGCAGGTAGAAGATGGTCCGGCGGTAACTACTTCCCAGGCGTACTAGCAAACCCCAAACTAACAGACCTAGACACCCCCGCCAACTCTTTAGAATTTAAGCTAAACAAAGCGACCGGAACCTACGAGTTGCCGGTTGGTAATGTGACGGGCACTGATAAAGTGGTTAACGGCGATTTTAGTCAGGGTACTACGGACTGGACTGTTGCTAATGCAGGTGCCCAAAACTTAATTTCAGTTGTAGATAGCCAGTTAAATTTTGTAGGAGATGGTTCAGCGGCTTTTGCTCTTGCAGGTAGTGCACCAATGGCCTTACCGGTCGGTGAAACATTCCTTATTACTGCCGACATAATAGCCTTTTCAGGGGCTATGCGAATGCTACTTGTTTCGGGTAACGCATCAAAAAACATAACTTCGACTGGCAAATTTGAGTGGCTTTACACTTCTACAAATGGGGGTAGTCACCCGATGGGTCCATCGTTTAATAATGATGCCAACGCCTCTATAATTATTGATAATATCAAAGTTCAGTCATTAACCAACGCTCTCCTGTACAACAACATTCCCGAAGCAAGCAGATTTCAAGCGGGGCTTGTCGGGCGGGATTGGGAGGGCACTACTACGCTAGTGGCTAATGGTACTTTTGATACCGGTAGTGACTGGTCATTACAGTCGGGGGTTACGATTTCGGGTGGTAAGTTAGTAATAGACTCGTCCACAACTTTCGCACCACTAGCGACTCAAAATCTGTCTTTAGCAGACGGGGGCACCTTTAGACTTCGAGCTACTGCAAGCGGGTACGTGGAAGGCACTGTTAACGTCCGGCAAGGCACTTCGGGCTCTGGCAATATAATTGAGATGGAAGCGAATGGGGACTTCACACAAAAATTTGGGGGCATAGCGGCATCTACACTGGGTATCCGATCTAGCGCGGGTGACACCGAGGCAAACTTAGACACTCTTTCAATCAAATGGTTTTTAGAGGCACCACCCCTGCCAATAGCCTTGTTCAATTCAAGTGGTATAATGACGTGCGATGGCACACTTTCGTGCTCAGAAATAATACCTTGCGGAGATTAAATAATGGCAATCCCAAATATAGAATGTGGCGTAACTACTGGTGCGGAACTTGCGACTAGAAATAACGCTGCAAAAGATTTAGCAGAGAGGGCCACCACTACTTATTGGTTCGATGCAAACGATGCTGCAACAGCGTCTTCACCCATAGCTCATAGCGCCAACTCAACTACTACTTTTTTAACCAATGACGCAGCAGGTTCTAGCACTACGTTCTATAACCCCGATTCAAAAGCGGCGCTGTGGAACACAGCTACAAACAAGTTTGATTTTAGTAGCTTAAAAACTGGTGATACTGTCGAATTTAGAATTGACGTAAACATAGCAAACGCGGCGGCGCAGGAGATTAATCTAGTCATGGACCTTGCTGAAGGCAGCGGTAATGAGTATAGCTTAAACGTCAACCATACTTATTTTAAAACGGCCTCGTCAGGCGATCAGATTACCGCGATGTTTCGCGTGTACATGGGCGATGAGGATACTAGGACGGGGACGGCAAGGTTTAGACTTACGTCAATTGCAGCAACTACTGTAGTTGTTAATGGCTGGTTTTACCAGATTACGTCGGTTTAATAAAGGGACTAAATCTAATGTATTACGCGTATCATATTGGTTTTATACCCCCGCAGCTAACAGCCCTATACCCCCATCACGCGGTGTACGGAGGCTTGGCAATATTCGGTGAATCGATTGAAGCAATCACCGGGATAGCTCTTAAGCCCGAAGAGATCAACAGCTACATTCACATGGCCCAGTCAGGGAATGAAGCTGACGAAGAACAAGCACGTACTGCTGCCGAAGACGCAATAAGGGAAGCATTGCAACTAGCTTTGATGGAACCCGACAGCCGCGAGATTCGAGTAAACGGCAGTCAAGCCCAAACGCTGCATTCGGACTGGATGGCCTCACAGCCAGAGCAATATACAGAGATAGAACCATAAATATGCAAATCACTGAATATTGGTATAATTAGCTTTTAATAATCATTGATCAAATAAACAGGGCGATAACATGAGATATTTTACAGCCACGATAGCAGACGGAGCCAGTGCGGATATAGATGTTTCCATGCTTGGCCATGAAAGTGGATTTCAAGTCAGTGCGGTTGGTGCTGGTGTCCTTACTGTCAGCACTGAAGAAGCAAATTTTACTGGCTTTGTGGAGCAATCAACCCAAACGGCTCAAACTAAGATCTATGACTTAGTGAATGTCAATACGGTTCGCTTGGCTGCTGCAGGATCTTCAATCATTTATAAGATTACAATGCTAGACAACAAGGCCAGCACCCCAACATCAAATTGGGATAATGCCGGGGTATAAATATTACGGTTTAACAAGTATTAAATTCAATGCACCAGGAGAAATGTATGAATGATCAAGAAGTAGAAAAAGAAATCGAAGAGAAGGGCTTAAACGCCCCTAGAATCAGCTTAGAGCACGTAAATTCATTGATATCGATAGTTGAGTATCATGTATTTGCTAACTCTACACTAACAGTCTGCTGCATTACCCTTGATAACGGGTTTACGGTAACCGGCGAATCTGCTTGTGCCAGCTATGAGAACTACAACAAGCAACTAGGCGAGAAGATAGCCTATGAAAAGGCCAAGTCTAAGATCTGGATGCTTGAGGGCTATCTGCTAAAGGATAAACTGCATAACGGGCCTCAAAATGATGAGCCTGTTGATCCAGAGGCTGAATATAAACCCTCCAAACTTAGACGCTCCCCGCTTAAAGTCGGCCCGACTGCAATTAAACAGCGTTCGCAGAGTATTTATGATGATGTTGGAATGTCAACTATGGCTGCAGACTACTTTACGGATTTCGGCAAGTTCTTTCCGGAACAGGGATCAAAGCCGACAAAACCCGCTGAAGATAATGTAATGCCATTCGAGCAGACAGCTCTTTGTGTCGATGGTCCTATGCTCGGGGATAGAGTTAGTGAATATAGAAAATCTTGGAAAGTCGAAGATGGTAATGGAAATATTGAATACCATTTAGTTCGTTTTATTACTGATGATGGGTTTTGGGTGGCATGGGCTACAAACAAACATATCAATTTTTTAAAAGCTGTTGCTGGTTTGACTCAAGCTCTTGCTATGCGATCGGGTCGAGATCATAGCGCGGGCTCTCGGATCAAGAAATGAATAGGCGTCAATTCATAAAGAAAGCAGCAATAGGGGTGACTGGTGCTATGGTAGCCGGTCCTTCTATTGCGGCTATGTCTGCTGATAAAGATCCTTTTTATGAGCTAGATGCCATGATGAAGATTATGATGGATAATCTGTACTATGCTTCTAATCCACCATTGATTGCTGATCATGTTCACGATGCTATGAAATTCGGGACAGCTATATTCAAGACTCCTGGGACGGCTATATTGAAAACTCATGGGCATAGCCTATCTGTGTATCGATCGAGCGCAAAGATACCACTATCAAAGTTCTTGGGTTTAGACGATGAATAGGCGTAAATTTCTTTCTATGGCTATACAGGGGGCGGTAGCTGCTATTGCTGCCCCAAGTCTATTGGTTGCTGAAACCATGTCTGTAGGCGATAACGTCATTACTTTAGAGAATTTAAGAAATATGATTAGAGTTCTTCATGCTAATAAAGCGACTCCAATTACTTATCTTGCTCCAATTAGTGGGTTTGTCTTTATAAATTCTTATCTTGAAGAAAACGGTAACTTTTCTGGCGTAGGTTCGCTTGAAATGCCTTGTAGATTTATTGAGAATAAAAATGAGTAAGCTAATGGATCAGTTGGCATCCATCACTACTAAGAAGCCTACCGTTAAGAAGCCTGCTGCTAAGAAAGCGGTGCCTCGTAAACGCAATCCAACCAAACCAGCTGCTAAGAAGCCTGCGCCTAAGACAGTTCCCAAGAAGGCCAAGGTTACCACCAGAACTATCAAGAAGCCTGCACTGCCAAAGGTAGCTAAACCTGCCCAAGACAAAGCAGAGAAGAATACCGGCTTTAAATTCCCCAAGGGTAACAAATACTGGCATCTTAGGACTAAGACTGGTCGTAATTCCAAGTGGGATAATCCTCAACAGCTGTTAGATGACTGCATTAGCTACCTGGAGTGGGTGGATATGAACCCGCTATGGGAAGAGAAGCCATTTTCTTACCAAGGCGATATTGTTATTGCCAATGTAAATGTTATGCGAGCCGCTACGCTGAATGGATTGCAGATGCACATAGGGATTAGTGATCAAGGATGGCTTAATTACAGGGTCAAGCCTGACTTTGTTGGGGTCATAGAGTATGTAGAGAAAGCAATCTATGAGCAAAAGTTCACTGGTGCTGCGGCTAACCTATTGAATGCAAACATAATTTCAAGAGAATTGGGCTTGGCAGACAAAAAAGAGCTTACCGGCGCTGGTGGTGGACCAATAAAAAGCATTACTCGGCAGATAGTTCAGCCCGAGCAATCTAACAATAATTAAAAAATACATGAGGTTTTTATGAGAACAGAATTATTGAAAGAAGCTCAGTTGCCAAGCATCCATAACTTCAGTGACAGAGTTACCATTATGCGGGCTGATTACCAACGCTTTGTAAAAAGCTATGGGGCTCTTCTTTATTTCGCCTCAAGGGTGATTGGTATCAAAGAAGACAAAGTTACTGTTGTAAGTATGGAAACGTTTGAGGTTACAAGATTTAACAATCATAACCGCTACATTGAAAACCTTTCTTTTCCAGTTAGCTCTTACATTGAGGAAATAAACAAGCTCAAGAAAGAGAACCAAAGACTTAAAACTATTGTTGCTAGAAATTGTTTAGATGAAGATGTTAATGAGGTTAGAAGTAGTAAGAACCTCAATATTGACTACCCATGAATATATGGCTCCTTATCAATCAGAAGACTAGCGGCAATTAATGAATTTACAGATACCTACTGCTGAAGTCTTTGTTCCGCTGCTTGATCCAGCTAGATATAAAGGCGCTGATGGTGGTCGCGGTAGTGGTAAGTCTCACTTCTTTGCCGGCTTAGGTGTAGAGGATGCACTAAGGTTCCCAGGTGAGGCCGGTGAAGGAATGCGCTGGCTATGTGGGCGCGAGATACAGAAGAGCTTGCAGCAGTCTGCCAAACACCTGATCGAGACTAAGATTAATGATTTTGGTCTAGGCGAGAAAGATGGTTTCAAGATATTCAAAGATGTTATCCAGCTACCGGGCGATGGCATCTGCCTATTCCAAGGTCTTCAGGACCATACTTCGGAATCTATTAAGTCTTTTGAAGGCATCCATAGATTCTGGAATGAGGAAGCTCAGACTACTTCAGCCCAGACTTTAAAGCTGATTAGGCCCACAATACGTTGGGAAGACAAAGTTAGAGGATTAAAGTCTGAACTATGGTTCTCATGGAACGGTCGCAGAAAACTTGATCCAGTTGATATAATGTTCAAGGGTGGCAATCCTCCTACTGGCTCAAAGCACGTAAGATCCAACTGGAATCATAATCCATGGTTCCCGGATATCCTGAATCAAGAGAGAATGGACTGCCTAAATAATGACCCGGATCAGTACGATCATATATGGGAAGGTGATTATGTGTCGGTAATGGAGGGAGCTTATTTTGCCAAACATCTTAAAGAGGCTCGGGCGCAGGGTCGTATCGGTCGTGTTGGTCCGGACCCTCTCATTACCTACAGAGCTTTCTGTGATTTGGGTGGTACTGGCGCTAGAGCTGATGCGTTTACTATCTGGATTGCTCAATTTGTAAACCGTGAAATAAGGGTGCTCAACTACTACGAGGCCCAAGGTCAGGATATGGCTACTCATATCACCTGGCTTAGAGCTAATGGCTACAATGAGCAGAATACGGGTATTTGGTTGCCGCACGATGGCAGCACGAATGATCGGGTGCATGATGTATCGTTTGAGTCAGCATTCAAGTCAGCAGGATTTGCGGTCGAAGTAATACCTAATCAGGGCAAAGGTGCAGCAAAGGCAAGGATTGAAGCGGGTAGACGGTTATTCCCGTTAATGTGGTTTAATGAAGATCCCTGCAGTGGTGGCCTTGATGCACTAGGATGGTATCACGAGAAGAAGGATGAGAAGAGGGACATCGGTCTAGGACCGGATCACGACTGGTCTAGCCACGGCGCTGATGCTTTTGGGCTCATGGCTGTAGCGTATGAACAACCACGACAAAAATCAAAAAGGAAGGTAAACTCAGTCACTGATCACATGAATATTTAATTACAGGACGCCCTAGTATGCCTAAATATGACTTACCCCCATTGCCAAAACCTGAAAAGGATGAAGAAATGGTAGAGAATATGCCTACTACCGGCATGAGCTCTAGCCCTAAATCGCCAGATAAATGGCAGAGAACCATTAGTTTGCCTGTTAATGCCGCTATTTTAGAATCCATTAAAGTGGGTGATAATGTCAGCGTTACGCTTATGGGCGAAGTCCACGGCACTCAGGACAGTGAAACCAGTGACGATGACTATGACTACAGCAACAACAAATCAATCCGCGTCATGGTGACTTCAATCGAGGCGTATCCTGAAGATATGGATGCCATCGAAGAAGAAGACAGCATAATGCAAGGCTATGATCAGGGCTAGGCTAACTCTATGAACACTGAAGAATCTAATATGTTGAGCAGCCAAGAAGATACGGCTATGGAAGATGATTTTGAGCTTGGTGAAGAAAATGCTCAAGAGCAGCTAAAGCAAAATCTTGAAGCATTAAGCTCGGTTCTTTCTGAATGGCGTTCGGAAGCTATTAGTTCCAGACAAGCCAGCGGCATTGAAACTGAGTGGACAGAGGACGAGGATTATTACGAAGGTATCGATGACCTTAATCGCAATAGCCAGCGCCCCAAAAACTCAAAGCCTACAGGTGTAGGATCCTCAGACAATAGCGATACTCAGACAAACAGCACCGGTTCAAAAGTATTCCCCAACATAACTAGACCTTTTGTTGATGCGAGTTCAGATAGAACAGCTGATATGTTGCTGCCTGTTGATGATGTTGCCTGGGTTCTTAATCCTACCCCTATTCCTGAAATGGGGGAGATAGCTGATGGTGAGATACCCCCTGAGATCCTAGCCCAGATTCAGGCTGAAGGTGGCGATGAAGCTGTAATTGAGGCTAAAAAGCAGCAGCTAATTGAAGAGGTTAGCAAGATAGTTAAAGAAGCTAGAGAGACTGCTGCAAGGGCAGAGAAGCGCATTCAGGATTGGCATATAGAATGTCAGTACCACGCTCATGCTCGTAAAATGATCAAAGATTGCGCTCGTATCGGCACCGGTGTATTGAAAGGCCCGATAGTCACAAAGAAACAAGTGGTAGCGTATAAAGAAGGCAAGCTCATTGTTAAGGAAGAGATTGTTCCTGTTACCCGTAGAATAGATCCAATTAATTTTTATCCTCATGGCGCTTGCGGCGAGTACGTTGATAACGGCTCTTATGCTATGGACCGTGACGATATTACCCGCAAGAAGCTGGAAGAACTTAAAGGTACGCCAGGTTACTTTGCTTTTCAGTTAGATGCCTGTTTAGAAGAAGGCCCGATTGAAACCACTGATGTAGCTACTACCGAGCGGCAAAACCGCAAGAAGAAAGACAATAAAGACCTTTTTGATATCTGGTATTTGTACGGCCAAGTTCAGGTTGAAGACTACCTAAGAGCCTTACAACTTAGACCGGACCTTGATAACGATGAGATAAATGAAGAGCTCAATGCTGTTGAAGGTAAAAAATCAGTCTACGTTGAGGCCACAATTGTTAATGATCGAATTGTTAAGCTGATTCAAAATACTCTTGATACTGGCGAATTCCCTTACGATTTAATGGTATGGCAGGCAAGGCGCGGATCTCCATGGGGTATCGGTGTTGGCCGGCAAGTTAGAACAGCTCAAGATATCTTTAAAGCTGCTTGGCGTAACATGATGGACAATGCCGGTAGAGCTTCAGGCCCACAAGTGATTTGGGATGAAGAGTATATTGAGCCAGCTATCGGTGAGATTTATCAAATCAAGCCATGGGGTCAATGGGTTCTTAAGAAGTCTTTATCCCAAGGCATGCGGATAGATCAGGTGTTTGCTTTCATTGAAGCCCCTATGTACCAGGCTGAAATGAGAAACATTATTGAAATGGCAATATCTTTAGCTCAAGAAGCGACTGGATTGCCTCTTATTATGCAGGGTCAAACCGATTCAGCTACGCCAGATACTCTAGGCGGCATGGTACTTCAGAACAATAATGCCTCAACTGTTATGCGCGGGATAGCGCGAACCTTTGATGACCGGGTAACCGAGCGGAATGTGCGTAGACACTATACCTATCTGCTGATTTACGGTGAAGACAATGAGAAGGGCGATTTCAAGGTAGATGCTAAAGGCTCTGCTGGATTGGTTGAGCGTGATATGCAGGCTCCTATCCTTATGAATCTAATGACATTGTTTCAGAATCCAGTTTACGGTAAGGATCCTAGGCGCGCAGCAGATGAGTTTCTTAAAGCAATGCGCTTTGATGCTACTCAGTTTGATTACGATGACGAGAAATGGAAAGAAATGGTTGCCAAGATCATGGAGCCAGTGCCTGATAATGCTGTTGAGATTGCCAATATCCGTAAAGAAATGAATTCTGAAACTCTTGCGAGCAAAGAAAATATTGAGGCGTACAAATCTCAAGCTCAAGCTGCACTTAAAAATGCCGAGCAAGAGTTCGAGGTTCTTATGTCTACTGTTAATCAAGATGAGTTGGCATTTAAAGAGAGTGAGGCGTTTAAGCGCGTTACTGCTCAGATCAAGGGAAAACTGGCTGAAACCATGGCCAGTATTCAAGCCCAGCTTACGATGGGCGATACCGAAATAGCACCTACACCAGTAGAGCCGGCACAAAGAGCCCCTGCTGGGCAGGCTTATACACAGTAACAGGAGAGATTTATGTCAAAGATATTCCAGAATAAAGCAGGATTGGTTCTACCCCCTCACTTAGTTGAGGCAAAGGCGCGCAAGCCTGTAGTAGTGTTCTTCTTTAGGTCTGATGATATAGATAAGAATCCCAATGATTGGGAGCCCGTTAAGCTCAAAGATGTGCCTAAATGGGTACAGGAAGAAGGTGTTGTTGCGGCTATGATGTTAGGCAACTGTATACAAGATGAAGCTAAAGATCCTCACTGGTGGGGAGCTAAACGTGTTGAGGTTCAGTCTTTGGAAGCGAATAGGGTGCTCCACTAATGGCCGGATTACAGCTTGATAACAATGATCTTAGCTCAAAGACCTGGGATAAAATCAAAACTTTCTTAGAAGAAAGCCTAATTAAACTAAGATTAGATAACGATAATAGATTAAATGACTGTGACACTGCGGAAATTCGCGGTAAAATCCAGTTTTGCAAGGATATGCTACGTGCCGGTAAAGACCGGCCAAACATACTGCCGGGTTCAGTAGAAAACTGATCCTCGCTTTTACCAAAGAAGCGCATTAGCCCTTCGGAGAAGACCACAGGAGAGAATGAATGGAAGTTGAAAATAACGAGGTTGAAGAGCAGCAGATAGACGCGGATCAGGCCGCAATGGAAGAAGAGTCAGCACTAGAAATGGGTTACGAAGCCGATGATGATTCATCCGCAATAGTTATCCCAGATACAGGTGCAGGCACTGAAGACCAGCCGCCTACTGACCAGGATGAAGATCCTGATGAAAACCCGCAAGCAAAGGTAGATGACCAAAAGCCGGATGATGCAAAGATTCCCGCGGAAACTGGTGACGATGCCTTTATGAAAAAATTTGAGAACCTGATTGATGGACGCTTGAGAAATTATTCAGGCCATATCAATAAGGTTATGGATCAAAAGTTAGAAGGGTTACAAAACAAAGCAACTGAAGCCGCTAAAGAAGCCGCTAAAGACGCTGGTGGTGATTTGCCCTCTAATCAAAGGATCCAAGCTGCCCTTAAAGATTCAAAGGCAATGCAAAGGCTAGAAGATGACTTTCCTGAATATGCAGAAGCTCTACGAGAAGCCCAGTCTATTGGTGCTACAGAGCTTAGAGCAGATATCATGGAAGACGTTAAAAAGCTCCAAAGCAATGCCGTTGATACTAGCGGGTTTGTTAAGTCTGATGACATAGCAGATCTAAAAGAAACCATCGTTACTATGACGCATCCAACATGGATATCTGATATTAAGAGTCCTGAATTCTCTTCGTGGATTAATGGCCTAGAAGGTGAGCCTAAAAACCAGGCAAACCTTCTGGCCGCGAGTGAACGTCCGGCAGATGCTTCAGCGATGATGAAAATGTACTACGATAGTAAGACCTCATCTGAAGAAAAGCCTGCTGCACGTTCTAATTCCAGAAAACGACTTGAAGCAGCGGCAACCCCCACTGGTAGCAGTGGACATAGACCAACGCCGAAAGTCATGGACGAAGACGATGCAATGGCGCATGGCTACAATAACGGATAGTCAGCCCTATAGCAGAAGTCTTCCCGGAGACTTAATATGGGTGGTAATACTTTACTAAATCCGGCTCAGAGAGTCGGCGTAACAAAAGGCGCAATACTTAAGCATGCAGAGCCTAAAGAAGCTCTTGGCATAACTGGCACACTTCACGATATGGCGAAAAATGTCGGTGATACTGTAAAGTATCGCAGATGGTTGCCTTATGGTGGATCAACTACCAACGCTAACACTATCAATCGATGGTCGGTTACTGTTGCGGCACACCAGCTGCAAGAAGGCCAAAACCCTGAAGCTGATGGTTTAGAATCTCAAGATATCACTGTCACTATGCGTGACTACGGTGCTATCTACTACTACACCAACTACGTTGAAGATCTTTACGAAGATGATATCCCGCGCGCCCAAAAGATGGTCCTTGGTCAGCGTATGGGTCTTGTCCGTGAAATGATTCGATACGGCACGCTGCAAGGCTGTACTAACAAGTTCTATGCAAGCGGCGCCACTCGTGCAACTGTTGCCGGTAAGGTCAGTCTAAATGCGCTTCGGGTTATCTCGAAGTCATTGAAGGGCAATCACTGTGAGTTCATCACTGAGGTTCTTAAGCCTGGTGCTGCTTATGGTACTACTGGTGTCGAGCAATCATTCCTTGTATTTGTTCACACAGATGCAGAGAACGATATTCGTAACCTTCCTGGCTTTAAAGAAACCATTATTTATGCCAGCGGTAAGCCTATTCACAAGTGCGAAATTGGTTCGGTGGATAATTATCGATTCCTTATGAGCCCTGAACTTAACCCGATTATCAATTCGGGTGCTGCTGTTGGTTCAACTGGTTTGTATTCTACTGGTGGTACTAATGTCGATGTATATCCATTCATCGTTGTTGGTGCTGATGCTTGGGGCGATGTTGCACTCAAGGGTTCCAGAAGTTTTGATTATTCTCACTTGCCTCCTGGCCAGAAAGATAAATCAGATGTTCTGGGTAAACGTGGGTATGTCGGTGCAAGTTTCTACTCAGCGATGTTCATCCAGAACGATGGATGGATGGCGGTACTAGAAGCCGGTATCACTTCACTTTCTGCTTAATAGCAGACTTAACTTAACCATTTAGCTAACGGCCTAGCTCGCTAGGCTTTTAGGGAGAAAACTTATGAAACTGCCAATAGAAGGTTTGACAATGGCAATGGGTAAAGCTGGTGTTGTTGTCGATGCCGGCGCAACTACCTACGACATTGTTACTGCTTTTGATTTCTGTGTCGATGGAAAGGCTTTTACCAAAGCTACTGTCTCTAACGGTGCTACTCCGACTTTGGATGGCACTACTGGTGCGGCATTTACTGCTGTACTACCAGATGAGGCTTGCATTTTAGTAATGGCGCTAGACGCTGCCGGTGTTGTGTCTGTTCACCAAGGACCGAAAGTTACGGTTGATGGTACTAGCGATGAGCTGGATTTTGCAGCTCAACTACCAATGGTTGATCTTAGTGTGTACTGCCCTTTTGCATACATTAAGTATCAAACTGCTGGCACTTCAGCTGCAGGCGGTCTAAGACCCGGCACTGATAACTGGAATGCTACTGGCCTAACCAGCACAGCTGTTGATCTTATTGCTTATCCGGCTCGTCCGGTAGAGTAATTAAGTTATAATTGGGTTCCCGGCTTCGGCTGGGATCCTGTTTTTTTAATCTTTTAAATAGCTTTAAAACACATACAAGGAATTGCTATATGAAACTTTTTGATAAAATCGCACGATTGTTTATTAACGATCACATTATGATGAGTGCAGAAGCTACGTTTCGAGTAACTAATCCTAATGGGACTACATCTACCGTTGCTCTTAGCCCTGCTGCTCAAAAGCTGGTTACTGAGGCTGCTGCTGGCGTTACTGGTGGCACTGGCACTATCTACGCTACCAGTGTAGAGAAGTCAGGGGGATTCATAAGAACCACTATTCTGCTAGACCTAACAGGCCTGGCATCCTCTACTACTGATCTTGATATTATCGGCCAAGGCGCTTTAGCTGCTTATTTAGGCCGGATAACTACCGCTCAAAACGGGACCATTCTTGGGGGCAAGGTAACTTGCTTAGAAGCTCCTGCTGGCGGTGTTACTGATATCGACTTGTATTCTGCTGTTGAAGGCACCGGTGTCTTTGATAGTGGTATTGCGGCTCTTGATGAGACTGCACTTCTAACAGCTGGTGGTGCTTGGACGCTGATGGAACAACTCGCGCTAGGCGCTGTTCCTGCCACAGATGAATACCTATACCTCACTTGTGGTGCCGCTGGCACTGCTGCTTCTTATACCGCTGGCAAGTTCTTAATCGAGCTTGTTGGGTATTAATCCCTAGTAGTACCTTAGCCCCTTCGGGGGCGTTCTTTTAACAGGAGAAACGTATGCCAAAGACAGCAACTAATAAAAACGCGGTTAATACTGCTGCGACCAAAACAACTGAACCAAAACTATCGCTTAAAATTCTAGCTGAGAAGCAGTCTGAAACAGACAATAAGCTGGATAACATTCTTAACCTGATGACCGGTATTGTTGAAAAGCTAGAGCCAGGCAATGAACCTGAAGAGGTAGTTGATTTCTCAGAGTCGGAGCAAGGCCAAACTTTATCTAGGGATTCATCTAGTGATGCTATTAATCACCCGTCTATCTCTAAGAACTACGCCGAATCGGAAGATAACTTTACTGGCGGTCTAGGCGATGCCGAGATTGAGGAAGATAAAGACGGCAATCAGTTTATGCAACAGCCGTTAAATGCAGATGTATCATCCGCTTCATTTAAAGACTGGCTTGCTAATATGAAGCATGCGAATGAGAAAATATCGATAATGGTTCACCAGACAAGTGAAAATAATGCGGATAAGACCTTAGAGGTTTCTGTAAATGGTCACAGCATGATATTCGAGCGAGGGATACAGTACGATAATATCCCAAGATACTTGGTTGAAGCTCTTATTCGCGCTAAGCCTATCCAGTACGACAATCACGAATATAAGAACAGCGAAGGCTTGCAGGAATACAAGTATGTTGCCCAGCGCGGCCTTAGATATCCCTTTAATATAGTTAATCCAACTTCTCGGGATGAGGGATGGTTTAAGAACCTACAGGCCCAGCCATAATGGATTTGCTCTCTCTGGTCAGAAGCACTGCTCTTGAATGTAATGTGATCGAGAGTGAAGACGAAATAGCATCCACTGCCGGGCAGAGGGGTGATATTTTGCGTGTTATTAATTGGGTTATTGCTGCCTGGCGAGAGCTTCAAACAAGCAGAAGAACGTGGCGCTTTATGCGTTCGCGTTTCTCTGTTGATACTGTATCAGGCACTAAACGCTATGCTCCTACGGATTGCACAGACACTATTGACTCATCTGCTATTTCTGCCTTTAGGAATTGGTTTGTTGATAACCCTAGCAATCCACCAAAAATGTATCTTACTTCGGGTGGCGTAGGCAGTCAGTATTATGTTGAGTTTGTGTCATGGGATGATTTTCAGTCTATTTTTGAAATAGGCACTGTGTCTACTGGCCAGCCTCAGAATGTAAGCGTGGATCCTCAAAACAATCTTGTATTCTGGCCTACACCGAATGCTATCTACACCTTCACTGGCGATTACCATAGGGGTGAGCAAGTATTTGTGGCAGGCACTGATGATGCGACTGAGCCTCTTGGCCTACCAAGCATGTTCCATTGGTCCATTATCTATGACGCGATGCGTAAGTACGCTAGTGCTGAATCTGCTGATGAGATTCTATACAGATGCGATAACGAAGGCGCGGCACTAAAGAAAGACCTATTGCGGGATCAATCGCCTCGATTTAAAGAAGGGAGCCCAATGGCGTGAGTGCTCGTTTTCAGCCAGATCAGATGAAATACTTGCCGTTTCAAGGCGGCAATGATTTCACTACGCCTATTTTACAGCAGCCTCCTGGAAGACTACGGTTTTCAAGAAACATGGAGGTTGACGTTAATAGTGGCTATAACTATTCGCAAGGGTATGAAAGATACGATGGCCGGTTAAAGCCGTCAGATGGCCGCTACCAGATATTGGCATGCACCATAACTGGCACAATAGCTGTAACCAATACGATCACTGGCGATACCTCGGGCGCTACTGGTGTTGTTATTGCAGTAGCTGCTGCCTACGTTATTGTCACCAAAGTAACTGGCACTTTTCAGGATGCTGAAGGCTTAGAGGTTTCTTCGGTAGTTCAGGCAACTACTACTGATGAGCCTTTTGATAATGACGCGCCTACCCCGCTACTTGATGTTACTTATAAGAATTTAGCTGCCGATGTTTACCGGGCAGATATTGCCGCTGTTCCGGGCTCTGGATCAGTGTTTGGCGTATTGCGTTACAACAATGTGCTTTACGCCTGGCGAAACAATGCAGGCGGCACTGCTGCTGTAATGCACAAATCCACAGCTGCTGGGTGGGTAGCTTTAGATCTAGGCAGAGAATTAGCTTTTACTAGCGGTGGCACTGTTGAGATTACTGAAGGTGCGACCATAACCGGCGCTACTTCGGGTGCGACTGCAGTTATTACCCGGGTAGTCCTTAATACGGGAACATGGGCCGGTGGTGATGCTGTAGGTAGGGTTATATTCGCAAGTCAGACAGGTACTTTTCAGGCTGAAAATCTTGATATCGGTGGCGATGCAAACGTATCGACTATAGCCGGTAACAGTACAGCTATTACACTTTTGCCTAGTGGCAAGATAAGAACATATCAATTTAATTTCGGTGGCGCTGCCGGCACAAAGAGAGCGTATGGCTGTGATGGCGTAAACCGCGGCTTTGAATTTGATGGCACTGTATATGTGCCTATTAATACCGGCATGGTTACTGATATCCCTAGCCATTTAACGGCATTTAAGTATCAGCTATTTTTCTCCTTTGGATCCTCGGTGCAAAACTCATCTATAGGTGATCCCTATAATTGGAGCCCGGTGCTTGGCGCCTCAGAGTTTGGTGTTGGGGATGACGTTACCGGCTTTAGTATTGAGCGAGGGTCACAGACTGGCGGTGCATTAGCGGTATTTAGCCGAAACATCATTCACATGATATACGGGAATAATAGAACTGACTTTACTATGATCCCATTAAAGATAGAGGTTGGAGCTCTTGAAGACAGTATTCAAATACTAACTAACACTATAATGTTTGACGATCGAGGAATTATAAACTTAAGAGCTGCACAAGAATTCGGTAATTTCCAAGATACTATTATGTCCCAGCAAGTAACTAGCTTTATAAAAGCCAAAAAAAGATTAATTACTGGCTCTTGCATAGTAAGAGAGAAGAACCAATACCGCATTTATTTTAGTGACAAGACAGCTCTTTATGTGACGATGGATGGCGGCGATGTATTAGGGATGATGCCGCAGCAACTAAACCATTGCGTTGAAAGCATTACCTCGGTAGAGGGCGTTGAAGATGAAGAAATATTCTTTGGTTCAGATGATGGTTTTGTTTACCAGATGGAGCGAGGCACCAGTTTTGATGGTGATGATATAGAATGGTTCGGTATCCTTCAGTATTGGCACTGCGACACCCCTCGAGTCAAAAAGCGGTTTAAGTCTGCAGCTGTTGAGGCTGAAGGCAATGGTTACGCTGAATACGGCATAGGCTATGAGCTTGGCTATGGATCCTCTAATCACAATCAGCCGGACTACGATATTGATAGCCTAAGCGGTAATTTCGGTGATGCCAGGTGGGACGTATCAACTTTCGGTGATTTCTGGTGGGATGCCGATATAGCAAAATTACAACGTAAGAGATTAACCGGAAGCGCAGAAAACATATCCCTTATTCTTGCTGGTTCGAGTGATAAATTCGAGCCAATTAGGTTTAGTGGGGCAATCCTTAGATACAAGGTTGGGAGAATTATACGGTGACAAATCCATATTATGAAAATGGTAACCAGCCTGCTGATGCTACGAAAGCTGTTGCTAAACGTGTGCGAAATGAATTAGTAAATGTTCAGGCTGGGTTTGCTAACTTTCCCATTATTGCCGATATGCTTGTTGGCTTTACCTATACGGCAACTACTACAGGCACTGCTAACACCTATGTTGCGGCAGTAAGTGCAAAGGTAGTCTCATACCTAGATCACCTTAGATTGTCTCTTAGAGTCAACGCAACTAATACCGGCGCTGCCACTATCAATGTTAATGGCTTGGGCGCTAAAGCTATCAAGGCTACTGATGGATCTGATTTATCTATCGGTGACCTGGTAATAAACCAAGATATAGCAATTGAATACAATTCTGCTGCTGGCTACTTTGTGTACAACGGGCCTATATTTACTACGGCTACGAGTACAGCTATTGCTGCTGCTGCTGCGGCTGCCATTACTCCCCTTAATTATTCAAGCATAACGGTAGCTTCTACCACTTCTGTTTCAGATATCTGGACGGTAGCAGGCAATCAAATTGATTTTACGGGTACTGCTACTGTTATTGCTTTCCCTGCTGCTACTCAGGCCGGGGCAGAGAGAGTTTTAATATGCGCTGGCGCACCTAGCTTTACTGCTGGTGCTAACCTTTTAATTGATGGGGTTGCTAGTGGCGATACTTATACTTGCGCTGCCAATGATACTGTTCTGGTTCGGGCTATTACTACTACACAATTTAAACTAACCATTAGTAGATACAGTGGTAAATCTATTTCTCAAGGAATGCTTCTTAGCGAAAGAACATCAAACACCATTTTAGCCGCTGCTGATTCTGGTTATTTTGTTGATATAACAGCCAACAACTTTACCCAAACCTTTGATGATGTTGTATCCCTAGGTTCTGATTGGTTCGCTATTGTACGAAATTCTGGAACAGGAGACATTACTTTAGACCCTTACGGGGCTAACGAGATAGATGATCTTACCGGCTATATCATGTTCCCCGGCGAGTGTCGTTTAATTCAAGGTAACGGGTCAAAACTAACCTCTATTGTTTTAACTCCTTTTAGCAAAACCTTTACTTCTAGTAGCTCAATCCCAGCAGGAGGTTTACCTCCTGGATATGCTGGCGCGAATATCACAGGGCAAGGCGCTGGTGGCGGTGGAGGCGGAGGATTTAGAACTGCGTCAAGTAATAATTATTCCGGGGGAGCTGGCGGTGGCGGTGGTCTATTAAGCAAAAGATTTATTGCAAAGGCCGAATTTCCCACAACTTCAATCACTGTTGCCATTGGCGCGGGGGGATTAGGTGGAGCAGCTCGAACAGCAGACGGGGCGGGAATAGATGGTACTGACGGAGGAACCACCACAATAGGGAATCTTGTTATAGGATGGGGAAGCGGTGGCGGCCAAGGCGGATTAGTAGCAACAACTTCCGTAGGTGGAGGCGCTGCGGGGCTCTCTACAGCAGGAGCAAGCCTAAGCAATGGAAGCGGCTATATAGTACAGCTACTCTCAACACAAGGTGGCGGTTCAAATTCCGGAGGCACAGGAAATAGTCAGTTGCAATGCTTGGATGGTGGAAATGGGGGCGCTGGCGGCGGCGGAATGAACGTAGCTTCAGTAACATTCTATGTAGGAGGCAGTGGCATAGACTCGGGCGGGAATATTTATGATGGTGGCGCTATTGGCACTGACGGACAAAGCGCAACAAGACGCGGCGGTAGTGGTGGCGGTGGCGGGGCATCAAATACAGCAGATGCCGGTGATGGCGGTGATGGATTTCTAGGCGGTGGTGGTGGTGGCGGTGGGTCAAATGGTGGCGCGTATGATTCTGGCAAAGGCGGTGATGGCGGTGATGGTTACGCCGAATTTATAGGGGTTCTGTAATGAGAGCACACGAAATTGAGAACGGAAAAGTAACAAACACTATAGTCGTTGAAAGTTTAGACTCAAGACCTAATCTTATCAGTGCAGATAATGGGGGTACTATTGGCGATAGCTTTGATGGTCAAACCTTCACAACGCCAGAAATAGTTATTAGCCCGCCAAATTCAGTGCCAAAATACGCAGCTATTAAGATTCTCAAGAAGCACGATAAATATGCTGCTGTAGAAACGATGATAAGTAATATCTCAGATGCTGATATTAAAGAGACTTTTGAGATACTATTCAAAGATCATCCCGAATGGAGTAGAACAGGTCCATTTATGTCGATGATTATTGCGGCTAATATATTGACTGAATCTCAAATAGATGAATATTTCATAGAGGCCGATGATTTTGTACAAAGTATTAATTTTTCTCAGGGGTAATTTATGGTCGGCATTATAAACTCGGCAATAAACAAAGCAGATCCTTTATCTAGTATCAAAGGTTACAACGCTGCTACAGCTGGCTTTGATGAAGAAAAGGATACGGTTGAAGGCAGGCTTAATAGGCTAACCACTAATTCACAGCTTAAGACTGCTGCCAAAGGTGATGCTTTAAAGTTTGGTAGCGGTCGAGGAATGATCAATAGCAACATGACCGCTGCTGCCGGTGTAGACGCTTTCTACAACCGGGCTACCCCTATTGCTTCTCAGGATGCTGCTTCTAGCTTGCAGAGCAAACAGTTTGACACAGATCAGACCAATACTGGCTTTCAGTTTTCTGCCGGCGAAGCGAATAAAGGATCTATGTTACAAAGACAAGGCGAACAATCTATTGAGCAGATTGGAGAGCAGGGGTCTCAAGAAAGGCTTAACATTTCAGCTAAGGGCACAGTTGATTCTAATCTTCAAAAAGACAAGTATGGCTTTGAAAACACATTGCAAACTGACCGCTATGGCCTTGAGACAAATCTTCAGACCGGCCTTCAGGTTCTAAGGGGTACGCAAGAAACTTCAAATATTGGTCAACGCGGGGATATAGATAAAGATCTTCAGGATGACGCAAACGCAGCTGCCGCGGCTAGACTAGACACTCAAGGCGATCAATCTATAGCTCAAATAGGGGCTAGGGGAGATATAGAACTTACCTTGCAAGACAAGGCTGATATCGCTGCTGCCGAGAGACTTGTAACTCAAGGACAACAAACAATAGCGCAGATAACTGCCAAAGGTGACATTGATCTTAGTCTTCAGGATAAAGCCGACCTAGCTGCTGCCGAGAGACTTGTAACACAGGGTCAGCAAGCCATTGCTCAAATCACATCAAAAGGAGCTGTCGATAAAGACCTTCAGGCCGATGCTGATGCTGCTGCCGCTACTAGACTGGATACACAGGGTGATCAGTCAATTGCACAAATAGGCGCTAAGGGCGATATCGATTTAAGTCTTCAAGGCAACGCTGATTCAGCCGCTTTAAGTAGATTGGTGACTCAAGGTAATCAAACAATAGCGCAGATAACAGCTAAAGCCGTGGAAGATCGTACTTTACAAGACAAGGCAGATTTGGCCGCAGCTCAGAGGCAGGTTACTCAGGGTACTCAGGCTATTAATCAGATAAAAGAAAGAGGCACAATTGACGCAGGGCTTCAATCTGATGCCGATACTGCTGCTGCTGCCAGGTTAGCCACGCAAGGTACTCAGTCAATTGCTCAGATTGAAGCTCAAGGTACTGAAAATATTGCATTAGAAGGTATTCGGAACACCAATCAGACTGCTTTACAGGATCTAAAAAACACTAATGATAGATTAATTAGCGCCAATGGCGCCGCTGCCACTTTGTTTTCAAACTCTCAGATAGCTATATCTAACATATTGGCTAACTCGGATATGAATACTGCCGCAAAGCAATCGCTTGTTAATACTATTACTCGTGAGCTTGAAAATGGGCTAACGGCTATAGGCACATTTTCTGACGTTGATGTTACTGAGCTTATTGGTGGCAATACTTCTGTTGGCGGCGGCACTGATGGTGACGGTAACACTGACGGTAACACTGATTATGATATACCTGAAAACTACAACTGGTCTAATTTTATCAACAAGGAGGGTAATGAAGACTTGGCAGAAAACTTCGCCGATCAAACATGGGCTGATACTCCTGAAGAGTGGGCAGAGATTTGGGTTAGAGGCGTATCGGATGGTTCCGATCCTAGATTTTTAGAAGAATTTGGCATATAAAAAATGATTAGAAAAGCTACTCCTAGCGATACGCCGGCACTGGTCGATTTATGTATTGAGGCTCTTAACATTGATGCCTATAGCCAGCTTGTTCCTTCTAGGCAGAGAACATTTTTTGCGGTGCAAGAATGCGTTAATAGTGCTATGAACTTTGCTTGGGTTGCCGAGAAAGATGGTCAGATTATTGGTGGTTTAGGCGCGCTGGTCATGCCGTTTATGATGTATGAAAGAAATCAGTGCATTATAACTATGTGGTACTGCCGTAAGCCAGGTGACGGTATAATGTTACTCAATCAATTTATGAAGTGGATAGAAACTAGGCCAATCATTAAGCAGGTTATTTATACCGAAGAGCGCAAGTCTGATCCTAGAATTGCAAAAGCACTTAAGAAGGTGGGCTTTCAAGACAATCTGCCTATGCACGTTTTAACTAGATAAGAGGTATACCCCAATGAGTAAGGCACTCAAAAGTATAAAAAAGGTAGTCAAGAAGGCCTGGGATAATAAGATCATTAGAGGTCTTATTATTGCTGCCACTATTTATGTTGGCGGTGCAGCTCTTGGCGCATGGGGTTCACCTTTTTCAAGTATTAATGGTGCATTGGTGAAGGGGGCGGCAGGAGCCGGAGCACCTGTTACCACCTCGGTTCCCGCCTTCACTGCTGGCGGAACATCTGCAGCAACTACAGCAACCACCGCAGCAGGAGCCACTACGGGCGCCACTACGGGGGCTACTTTAGGTAATGTAGCTGCAACCGCAGCTCGTGCCGCTCCTACGGGCATTCCGGGGATGACTGTTGTTCCCGGTGCTGGTGCTGGCAGTGTTACGGCAGGACAAGTGGCCGGCACAGTCGCACCAGTAGCAGCAGCCGCACCAGCCGCACCATCATCTATTGCATCATCTGTTGCCAATCCTGATGTTGCTATGGCTCCCGGCCCAACACAAAAGCCCGGAATCATTAGTCGCATGATGAGCGGCGTATCTGAATTGGGAACAATAGCCAAAGACAATCCTTTGGCTGCTGGAATGCTTGTTTCCGGTGCTGCCAGTGCTATGGGTCCGGATGAAATAGATCTTATGCGCGAGCAAGAGCGCCTTAGACAAGAAAAAGAAGATGAGGATCTTCAAAGAAGAAATGAGAATTGGGACGTAAGCGGTATTTCGCTTCCTCAATATCAGCAGAGTAATCTTAAGTTTGCCAGTACAGGCGAGCCAATATTTGCTAACGGCATCATTCAAAGGAGAATGACATGATGGAAGGTGGCATGATTAATTCCCGTATGGGTCCAGAACAAGATCAGCTCGCGAGTAGCCAGACTTCTCCTGGTGATGGTGAAAGCGAGTCTGATCTTTCAAATCAAGATACCGAGCAGGCATCCGAGCAGCAGTTAGCCATTGAGGAAGCAGGTAAGACTATCCTTTATGATGATAATTCTAACCAGGCTATTCTTAAAAACCTTGAAGGTGGCGCCGAAGATCCTTATAGGGCTGTAGCTCAGACTGCCTTTATGCTGGTAGTTGACCTTGATAAAAGATCTGGCGGTAAATTACCGGAAGAAGACCTTGTTCCCGCGGCTATAACCATAATGAATGAGATTGCTCTTATCGGATCTATGTCTGGTGCTGTTGAGTTACCGGGCGTGACTATGGATGAGCAGACAAATCAGCCTATTTTAGATGAAGCGGTTGAAGGTAAGTTAATTCAGAATCTAGTAGTATTGGCCTTAGAAAACGGGGTGATAAGCCCGGAACAGATTCAAGAGCTCGCTAATGATATGGGTGATGAAGAGCTTCAGGCTATAATTGCACAGCAAGAACAGATTGCCGGTGGCCAACAGGGTCAGGCGCCAGTATCACCGCAAGAACAAGCACCACCACAGCAGGAACAAATTGCAGGCACACAGCCGCAGGGGGCTATGAATGGCTAGAGGTATCGCTGGTAAATTTCTACGGGGTGTTAATGCTGTAGCTGCTCCTGCTGCTCTTGCACAGCAGCAATCCAATATTGAACAGAAGCGCATGCAGATTCTGCAAGGTTATGCACAGCAAAATATGCAGGCCCAGCAAGATTTTAATGTTGCCAGTGATGACCGCAGGCAGGGTTATGCTGTTGAGAATCTTGAGACTGCTCAAGGGTATGCAGAAGATAACCGGGCGGCAGATCAAGCATTTAGTAGAGTTGAGAATGCTGCCGATCGATCCTTGCAAGTCGAAAGAAACGAGATGGCAGGCGAGACTTTAGATATTGAAAGAGATAGATTTGAAATTGCCAAAGAGCAGGCAGTTGTTGCGCTGGAAAGTGCCGAACTTGGTCTTGCTGACAAGAAGAGGCTTGAGGGTTTATATCAAATTGTTGCAGATGTTAATTCTGCTGAAGAGGCGAGAGATCAAGCTGCAGAAGCTATTAATCAACTTACCGGGAAAGGTGGTAATGAAAGCTATAGCGCAATAACGGCATTTAGTGAGCCTAATGAATATGGCGAGCAAACCAAGGCTGCGGGTGTTCTCAATAGAAGAACTGGCGAACAAGAGTGGATATCCCCAAGTTATGGCAATAACCAAGATGATGATCCTTTAGGTATACGGTCGAGAATCAGAAAATAATGACATTAGAAGAAATCCGGCAGAAGTATCCTCAGTATGCTGATCTGAGTGATCAGGTACTTGCGGATTCCTTGTATGAAAGCTCTTACTCAGATATTGAACGTCCTGAGTTTGATTCCCTTGTGGGTTTTCAGGCTAAACCTGATGCTCCTAATGCCAGCATTATTGATACCGCTCTTGATTATGGTATCGATTTTTCATCCGGCGCTGTTAGCTTGGGCGAATCGGTTGTTGGTATTGGTGATCTGCTAACAGGGAACTTAGTTGGCAAAGGTCTATCTTCTATTGGCTATGACCCTGAAAAGACTAGAGAAATACTCAAGTCAGGCTATAGCCCTGAAAGAAAGCAGCAACTAGAAGAAGTTCAAGCTGCTGAAGGCTTTCTTAATACTGTTATTGCAGCAATTCAAAATCCCGGTGTGGCCATTGGCACAATCATTGAATCAACTCCTTATTTGCTAGGTAGTGCTGCACTGGTTAGATCTGCCGGCACTTCAATGCTGGCAAGCAAAGGCATAACGCCTGGAACAAAAGCCGCACAGATATTCTTTAAAGACCCCAAAGTTCTGACTAAGTTGGCTACTATCGGCGCCATTAGTGAAGGAGCTATGGCCGCGGGCAGCATCCAAGAACAGGCAAGGCAGGAAGGGCAGGGCTATTTTGATTCAGCTGGCTATGCTCTTGCGGCGGGAGCCGGCACAGCTCTTATAGGCAGGCTTGCATCCAGAATACCGGGCTTTGGTGATTTGGAAACCACTGTTGGTACTGCCGGCTTAGGTGCAGGCGAAGGGTTTACTACCGGCAGACTCAAACAAGCCATTATGGATATCGGCAAGGGTGCTATTCAAGAAGGTGTGCTCGAGGAATTACCTCAGTCTGCACAAGAGCAAGTATTCAGTAACCTAGCACTTGATAAGCCATGGAATGAGAACGTGCCTGAAGCTGCTGCCATGGGCTTGATAGCCGGTGCCGGCATGGGTGGTGGTGTAGGTATTATCCGCACTGCTATGCGTAGAAAAGATATCGAAGAAACAATTGCAGGGATTACCGACCCTGATAAATCAATCGATGACGCTATCTCAGAAGCTGATCAGATCCTTCAGGGTAATGAGGTTGAGTTTAACGCGGCTATTGAATCATCTGCTATTGAGTCTCAGGCCAAAGAGCGAAGCGATATCATTCAAGATATCCAAAACCAGATAGCCGAAGCTGACAAGAAAATTGAGAAGGCCCGCGGTGATAGAAGCCAATCTGATATTGATACGGCCACTACTGAAAGGCAGGGATTAAGGTCAGAGCTATCGAACATGATAGGCATGGACCTTGATACAACTTTTAACCCTACTGTTAGCAACATGGAAGCTACTCTTATTCCGGGCGAGCAGATACCTGGCATTGATATAGTTAGACAGGCACTAGGTCTTGAGATAGAAACAGATCAGCAGTCTCAGGCCCGTCTAGATGGCACTCTTGGCAATGTAGACTTTACCCCTACTGCTAACACCGATTTATCAATAGCTCCACGTGAAACCGCAGAGGATACGGGAGGCATAGACTTTGAGCGCCCCGAGATAACTACTAGCAGGCTAGAGCCTAGCGCAAATATACAAACCAGCCCTATTGAATCTGTTGACTTCAAAACAACGGATCTTGCTATTGAGACTAACGATCAGGCTAATAGCCGGTTATCTTCCAATAATACAACCGTAGACTTCCAGCCTAGCAAGACTTCCAGCATGGAGTTAGCGCCTAAAACCGCTCCTACCACTGGCAGTATCGACTTTGTTCGGCCAGAAAGGACTACAAGCCAATTAGATGGTGCCGAAACACAGCGCCCCGGCGAGCAGATACCTTCCGTTGATTTTGAAAGGCCAACTGCTTTATCTACTACCGATATTCCCGCTACAAATCAGGATGCTACTACCAGCGCCCCAGCTGTCGATTACAATCCAGATAGACTACCTCTTGTTAAAAGCGATGGGACCGCATTTAAAACAGAAAAATCGGCCACTATGTCAAAGCAGTTTAAATCTGTACCTGGTGCGACTGTTATTCCTGTAGACGGTGGTTTTGCTGTTAAGCCTCCTACCGCCGAGCAAGTTCAGGCTACTAAAGATCAAGCTGCTGAAGCTGACAAGGCTTCTACCGAACTATCCACAAAGATTAGAGGTATTGTAGGGCGATCAGAAAAGCTAAGCGATGCAAGAACCGCTGTTGCTCGAGAGCTTGGCAATGAAGTTACTCAGCAGCAAGAACAGAATATCAAGTCTTACTGGAATCAGGATCAGCAAAAAGCCCGTAAACAGATTAAGGAAAGCGATTCACTAGCTGTTGCAATAGCGAAGCTAGGCGGCATTGATATGAGCTACCGCGAGGATATGACTCGCGATACTACTGAAAACAAGATGGTTCCCGGTGTCGGCGCCATGTTTAACAAGAAAGGTACTAGCCCTGATGATATGGCTACTGCCTTGCTGCAGTACAACTACCTTACTCAGTCTGAAATTGATAACGCGATGGATAACGGGGGTGTTAATGCGCTTGCCGATCTAATCAATGAAGAGCTTGCTGGCGGGAAGAAGCGGTATCAGGTTGGATCTGCTTTTGAGCAAGAGCAGATGAATGCTGAAATTGATGCCGAGTACCTTGAACAGAAACAAATTGTTGAAGAAGATCGTGACGATGTATATTCTGAGATTGCTGCCGAATACGGCCAAGAAATAGCTGACCAGGCTAGGGTTTATGATCAAGATACTGAAGACTATGTTTATACGCTAGAATCTGACCTTGATTCTCAGATGGAATCTCAAATTCAACAGGAGAGGGATTTAGAAAATGAAACAATCAACCAAGACGCGGCAGAGGCCAGCACCACCACCAGTGATGAGTCCATTGGGCAAACTGCTGACCAACAGAGCGGATTCGCTAGAACAGAGGATCAAAACGCTCAAGAAGAAGACTTCCAGCTAGGCCAGCAATCAGATGCTGATATCTTGGCTCAAGAGCGCGCGCAGAAAGCTGCTGACGATACCGCCAAAAAAGCTGAAGAAAAGCAAAAGGCTGACGATGAGTTAGGTGATTTTAATCTTGCCGGCTCAAATTCGGCGGTAGACCAGGCTGAATCTCGCGGCCAAGGCAATATGTTCGATGCCATGGGCCGGGCTCCTGTCTCTGATACTGAGGCAGAGGTTCAAAGACTAACTAAGCAAGTAAACAAAGGCGAAGGAACAGATCAGCTTAGAGCTAAAGCCGGTGGTGAGTTTGGCCCTAATGGGGAGTGGTATGAAGGTGGTAAGTTTATCGCTACTACAAACCTTCCTAAAAGAATGCAAGTGTGGCTAAAAAACGCTACTAGAAATACAGAAGTTCTTACCGAGTTTGCGACTGACGATACCCCTGCCAAAAAATCTATTCCTCGTATTGGTCAATTCCCGATTGTTTCTGGCATTGCTGATGCTTATGGGGCGTTTGGTCCTCAGGGGAAAACAAGCGATGGCCGCGAAGAGTGGATGAGAGAAAACTATAGCCCGGATCTTTATGCTGAAATAGTGAAAGCCAGGGATTTGTATATCAGTGGCGATAGATGGGTAAGCGTGCTTGATTTTCCTCTTTCTGCCAATGTATCCGATCTATCTCGAATGATTGTCAACGATATTGCTGTGCCAGAAGAGGCAATAATTAACAGGGACCAGAAAGTTCAAGACAATATTCGCGCTGTGCAGAAAGCGTATGAAAATGAGTTTTCAGATATTGTCACCACTCCCGCCGAAACATCTAGCGCCGAATTAGTAGATGCTGATATCTTTGAAGCTATAGATAATGCCGCAGATTACAACAAGAAATTAGAAAATAGCTACGTAGAGCGCAATTTCTCAGACCAGATTTCTGCTGAATTCTTAAAAATTCGCACTAGGACAAAGCGCAACGAATGGTTAGACGATAATCTAACCGGCGACCAAGAAAATGAATTGCAGGATTTGTATAATTTAGATGAGGATAGGCTTAACGAATTGTCTCAATACGTGGGTCAGTTTGATGATAGCTCCCCGCAAGCCATGGGAAAAAGCATTGCCTTGTGGTTTAAAGATGTTGATTCTAAAAATTTCAAAGATACCCCGCAATACGCTGGAATTCTTAGTGCGCTAGAGTTTGCGAAATCAAAAAACTGGGACTTAAATACGGTAATGGTTGGCGCTACTGATCGAATTAATGAGTGGGCTGGTAGCGATGCGGCTGAATTATTCCCTAGATTCTTCGGGCAAGATGCCGACAATACCCGCACCATAGAGCAGGTCCAGCTTGAATATCAAGCTGTAGAGGTTCTTAACGGCGATGATATGACTGAGTCTCGCCTTGAACAACAAGATACCTTGAGAGAGGAAGCTAAGGATCTACAGGTAGAAAAAGCTCAATCCATGCTTGATGAGGGCAAGGTTCCTGTATTTCAGGAAGGTGATCTTTATTACACAATTACCCCTTCTACCAGATCACAAGGCAAGTACCAGCTTACTACCTACAATAAGACTGGTGCGCTTGGTGACACTACCCTTAATTCCCTTGAAGCAATCAATCGAGAACTTCAGTTAGCCTCGGCTACCATATTGCCAGAATCAGAAGCTGATAAGGTTATGGGCGATATAGCGATTGCTGAAGGTGAGTTTCAGGAGAGAAGAACTAAATCACAAGAGCAGGCGAATGATCCTGCCAGTCAAGCTATCTCACAATTTACCACTGCCATTAAGGATCTCACTGATCAATTAAAGGCTCCTGCTGCTACGGGTCAAGCTACTCAAACTGTTGCCGAACCAGATGTAAAATCAACTCCATTAAGTCAAGCCGATGAACAAGTTTCTAAAATACCTGATGGCGACTTGCCTATTGATGAGTTTAAGGCGGCTTTTGAATTCGTTGTTGAAAACAAGGAAGCTATTAAAACTGAACTTAGCAGTAGTATGACTAAGGCTCAATTGCTAGACAGACTAGGCGCTTACGAATCCTCTCGCTATAAAAATGAAAAAAAGTCGATGGTTGTATCTACTGTTTTTGACGATATTTTAAGCGACTTCTTGGCGCCCACTGCTGGCGAATCTGGAATGATTAGCTACTCTATTGGCATGGGCGGTGATGCTACTCAATCTAAGAGGAATAAGATAAATGCGCTTACTCAGGAAGATTTAGATAACCATGCTACTCGCATAGAGCAAAGCAGGAAAGACCGCGCCAAAGCTCTTGAGGAAAAAGAAGAAGGCATTGAAAACCCTGAAAGTATTCAGGACTATGAAAATTTACTTAATAAGCTTGCTCGTGAAAATGAAGTAAAAACCTTTGCTGAGGCTCGTAACTTACTACCGTTAGATCAGCGTATGGAATTTGATGTGTTAAAGGCCGCTGAATCAAGAGGTAAGCGCGTTGATAATAAGGATGCAGAAAAAACAAGACTTCAAACTTCGGATATAGCTCAAGTTGGTGAAATTATTGAAACTACTCACACCAAGAAAGGCTATGACCTTTTTGTTATTCAGCTCGAAGACCGTATTGAAAAGGAAGAATATCAAAAACTAAATGCGTCTGCTAAAAAACTGGGCGGTCGTTACTCATCGTTTAGAGGGAGTGGGGCTATACCAGGCTTTACTTTTACTGAGCGTGATAATGCTGAAGCATTTCAAAAGCTGGTTGGTGGTGATACTGATCAAGCGCAAGAAGTCGCGCAGGCCCGTAGGGATGAGTTTAAAGATGATAAGTCACAGTCTGCTGTCGAGCGCCTTAGAACTATGGCAGATTCCCTTGAAGAAAGAGCTAATACGTCATTAAATCAAGACAGAAAAGAAAATACGGCTCGCAGGGCAGGGATGGCAGCTAGTGCTACTGCTAAAGCTGAAGCTGAAATTGCTATGGCTCAAACCATGAATAATATTGCCAACTCTATTGAGTCTGGTGATGCTCAATTTTTAGATCAAGTTAGAACTAAAACCCAAGTAGAAATGCTGGATTCTTTTATTCATATTGCCAAAAGTGAACAGGCGTATGAAATGTTCCCCGGCGATTACACTAAACAGCAAAATTTTAAATACTCAGAGCCAACAGCCGAAACAGCTGAGAAAGCGGTTTTCCCTGCTTACGTTGCTTGGAGGTCTGATCTAGCCAAGTTAGGAAGACAGCTCCAAGAAATACCAGGCACTAAGCGCATGGGCGACAATCTAATAAAAGTTGCTGATGATGTTAGTTCTCAATATACAAAATGGGCAAAAGATAATTTAATCGAAGCATCTGTGTTTAAAAAAGCTGATGGTTCTTTAGCGGCATTTTCTACAAAGAAAGCCGCTCTAGCTTCTATATATGTTTCTGGGTTTAGCGGGCAGGCCATTCCATTCCAGGTCAAAAGAGGTGAGCATGTTATAGTTTTGAGCCCTTCTGAAGCTCAAAAAAGGGGAATATGGGAAGGCCAAGAGGATAAAAAAATATCCTTGTCCAAAGATTTTTCAAGCGAGCTAATTACAAAGTTAAATCGCAAGTCGGTTGATGTTCCTTGGATACTTGATTCTGCTCACGCCAAACGCAAGCGGCTTTCTGCGATGAACATTGAAACCCCTGCTGAATTTAGATCGATGATGCAAGAATACATTGCAAGCAAGTCTCAAGCCAAAGAGCCAAACAAAATCAAGGAACTTGAGAGGGCTATGGTTGGGCGCCGTAATGATGGTTTAGATTTTTTCCCAACTCCTGCTCTTGTTGCTGGCGAAATGATTGATGCTGCTGGCATTGAAGAGGGAATGACAGTTTTAGAGCCTTCTGCGGGCATGGGTCATATCGCAGACCAGGTACGCCAAGCAGGTTTCGAGCCTGACGTTGTTGAAATATCTGGCGATAGACGAGAACTGTTAGAAGCTAAGGGTTATAACGTAATCGATACAGATTTTCTTGAGACTACGGATAAGTATGATCGCATAATAATGAATCCTCCTTTTTCTGACCGCAGGGATTTTGAGCATGTTCAACACGCCTATTCTCTGCTCAACGAAAATGGTCGCTTAGTTGCCATTGTTGGTGAAGGTGTTTTTTTTGGCAGTGACAAGAAAGCAAAAGAATTTAGAGACTGGTTTGAATCTACTGGTGGTACTGATGAGAAATTAGCAGAAGGTACTTTTCAAGATCCGTCTTTGCCAGTAACAACTGGTGTTAATGCCCGCATGATCGTAATAGACAAATCTTCTGATGAAGATGTTCTATTTAGCGATGATGATATCCTTCAAATATCCAAACTTCAGGCAGATCCTGATGTTAGAGGATTAAAGGTAGAGAAGATCAGGGGGTCACTAGCCCCGGCTCTTGCGAATCTAAATCAGATAGATGGCTTTGATGTAGAGATACTTCAATCGGTTGGTGATCTTCCACCAGGCGCGTTAAACCAGACTGACAAGAATGGCCGGTACAAAGGCGCATTCTACCAAGGCAAGGTGTATCTATTCGCTGATAACCTGAATAGCCGGCGCGATGCCGAGACTACACTCGCGCATGAGCTGGTAGGCCATAAAGGGGTGCTTGTTGGCGCCACTGCTGAAGAGTGGTCAGGCATTAAGAAAGATATAAATAACCTTCTAAAATTGAAGAATGCTACTGCTGTAGATATTGCCAGTGAGACTAACCGCAGATACAAGAATTTAAAGCAAGGCAGTGAAAACTGGAATAAAGAATTTCTGGCCATTGCTGCCGAGCGTAGATCATTGCGCGGCACTTTAAAAGATATGGTAGAGCGGGTTAAGGCCATTGTTCGCAGATACATGAAAGAGCTTGGCTTTAAAGGTCCGTTCGCTGAATCAGATATCGAATCAATACTTCAAAACTCTGAGCAGAATCTTCGCAATCGTAGGGGTGATCCTAGAGCTAATCCTAATGACTCATTTTTGGGTGTTAGTGATTTACCAATGGACACAGAATCGCGACTACAGAGAGCCAGGGATATGGGCTTTGATACAGATACTGTTTATTACCATAAATCAAAAAACGACTTTGAGGAATTTTCTAGGGACGCTGAATCAGGCTGGACGATCGACAAGAAAACAAATGGGATTTATTTCGCCAGCGATCGTGATTATGTAAATATGTATTCTGGAACTACTGTTTACCCTACATATTTAAAGAAGGGAGCAAGGATTAAAGACGTTAGCTCTAACTTGGAGCTATCAGATCAGCACAAAGAAACCAGAAAGGCTGAACAAGACGGATTTACGGCTGTAAGAATTACAGACAATTCTTTGGGTGAGTTTATTGTTTTTGACCCTTCCCAGATACGCTCAGTCAACGCAGAGTTTGATCCAGATTTCTCAGATAGCGGCAATATCTTAATGAGCCAGGAAGAGCCCGATAGCGCATTAAAAGAAATAGCTGATCGAGTATTGGCTAAAACTAATCGGGGATCCTTTGCAAACACTTTAAAGCAGTCTATTGAAGACCATAAGGACAATTGGCAATCAACTATGCGAAGAGGTTTGGTTGATGAGTACCAGTCTATCGCTGACCTTGAAACAGCCCAATATGGGGAGCTTAGGGATGCCACAGATTCGGCATACAAAGCGGCTACTTTCAGCAAGAAAAGTGGAACAGTATTAGATTCGGTTATGACCTATGGTGCGCCAGTGTATAAGGATGGCGGCATAGAGATTGATGAAAGCATGCCAGGTCTAGTTAAAATCTTTGAGCCCTTGGCTATGCGCGGGATGGTTCGAGAATGGGAATTGTGGGCCGGTGCTGTTAGAGCTAAGAGGCTAATGGCTGAAGGCCGCGAAAACCTATACACGCAAAAAGATATCGATACTATTCTTGGGTCTGTTACCGGCAAGAAGTTAGAGCTGTATCAAAAGATTCAGCGTAACTGGACCGCATTTAATAAGCGCATGCTAGATTTTTCTGAAGCAGCTGGCCTGATCAATCCTGAAGAGCGACAACTATGGGAAAGTGATGATTATGTGCCTTTCCATCGCATATCAGAATTGCCTACAGATAACCCAAAGAACAAAAGCGGTAACACTAAAGGTTTGGCCGGCAAGAAGTCTGGGATTACCCAGCTTAAAGGTGGCGTAGAGCAGATTAGTATCATGGAATCTATCGTGCGTAATACAACAAGCATGATCGATGCGTCCATGAAAAACATTGCCATGCAAAGAACTATTGAATTAGCTGAAAAAACAGGAGTTGTTGAAGAGGTTAGCGATGCGACTATCAGTGATGAAGAGGCTATTAAGCGGCTTGATGATTATGGGATTCAGTACACTGACAAGAATTTAGGCGCCTACAAGAGTCTACTAGCTAAGAACGATGCTAGAAACGGCACTGTTAGCGTTAGTGTTAATGGCAAGCCTAAGAGATACCTGGTTAATGATCCTGTCCTACTGCGAGCGATGAACGGACTAGGACCGACCGGGATAGAAGGCGTAATGAAGATCTTTAGAATGCCAAAGATGCTGCTGACTGAATTGATAGTAGCGGATCCATCATTCTCGTTAAGAAACTTCACGCGAGATACTTTGTCTACGTGGGTAACCGTCAACGGGATTAAGAGAAATCCTATTTCCGATGCAGTTAAAAATGTGCGTAATGCTTACAATGAGACTGATACGTTAAAGAGCATGCGTATTCAGGGTGTTGGTGGCGGCTCATTCTACGATGTAACACCTGAAGGCGTTAGGTCGCACTTAGAAAAAGTAAGCGGTGATGCGTCTATTGGGACAAGTGTTGCTGAATTTTGGCAATCATACAAAAAAGTCCTTGGCACAACTGAGTTAGCAAACAGAATGGCTGTGTATGACGCAGTGATTAAGGCCGGTGGTTCTAAAGCGGAGGCTGCTTACCAGGCAGATGACGTACTAAACTTTACTAGGCATGGTGAATGGAAAGCTATTAACTTCCTCATCCAGTCAGTACCGTTTATGAATTCCCGTATACAGGGCTTAGACAGGCTTGCTAGAGGCGCTAAAGAAGGAACTACTAAAGCTCACCAGTTCAATCAGCAATTTATGATGAAAGGCGCTGTGTACACCGCAGCGACATTGGCGCTATTGGCCGCTAATTGGGATAACGAAGACTATTGGGATCTTGAGGAATGGGAGCGAGATACTTATTACCATTTCTACACGCCTGGTGGCGGGCATTTCCGTATGCCTAAACCTTTTGAGGTTGGCGCTATATTTTCTACTGTTCCTGAGAGACTGTTTGAGCAGTTCAGGGAAGATGCCAATATGAAGCTGCTAGGCAAGCGCATGCTTAGCATGTTCGCCAATACCTTCGCTTTTGATCCTGTTCCTCAGATTTTCAAGCCTGCTTATGAAGTGGCAAAGAATGAGAGCAGCTTTACCAAGAGACAGATTCTTAGTCAGGGCATGAAGTATGCTTCACCAGAAGCTCAGTACACGCCTTATACCAGCAAAACTTTTATTGAACTCGCTGATGCTATGCCTGATTCCGCTCCCGAGTGGATGCGCTCACCAGCTCGCCTAGAACACCTTTACAGGGGTTATTTAGGAACTCTAGGGGGATATGTCCTGTTAGGCAGTGATTTCATAGCTAGGCAGGCTACAGGTGCTCCACCACGGCCAGAAGCGCGAATAAGAGACATACCTGTACTGAATTCTTTTATCCGGGATGGCGTTCAAAGCAATAAGCAGCTAGGCAAGATCTATGATCTGTCGAACGATATTAATGAAATATACACTGCCATGAACAAGTACCGTAAGGAAGGCGCCTCTCAAAAAGCGATTAGTCTTCTAACTAACAACAAAGAAAAACTAAGGTTGCGTATAGCTCTGAACAAGACAACTACGCAGATGGGAAATATCGGTGCTCAAATCAGGAAGGCATACGATAGCAAAACTCTTAATCCAGCAGAAAAGAGAAAGATGATTGATGATCTAACAACGAGAAGGAATGCTATTGCTAAAAATGCCGAGAAAAGGTTTAGAGATTTCTTCTAAAGGCCAGATCCGGTTAGGTATAGGGCAATCTGAATCAACATGCCGATGATTGCCAATACCAGTATTACCCCCATCCAAAAATTCCACTTCTTCATTCTATGTGCTTCCCTGTAACTAGGGTTTGTACGTTGTATGTAAAGCCATTATGGTTAAATTTCATTTCTCCAAAATGTGCAGTTTTAGGCTTTATACGTGTGCATCTTTCGCCTTGATTGATCGCATAATCACAAACTATATTTGAATTAAAAATTTCTTTAGCCCAATCTCGCACTGTGCATAGCCCGGTAGAATCTTCTGGCTCAACTTCTGCGCTTGGCAGCATCCAATAATTGAAAGTAGATTTAATCGATAGACAATTAACGCAAATCATAACGGCTTTACTGCCATCTGTTAGGTCTACTGCTGGGATATTAAATGTGTGAATATGTTTGCATTTCATAAGACTTATATCCTAGTGTTTTTCATACCTTTGGTGATAGACTTGATCATTCTATATGTTGTGTATATCTCTCAGTTTAGCCGGGGTCAGACCCGGCTTTTTTATGCGCGTTAATAAACTATTAAATTAAAGGCTTGCCGATCGAGCAATTTTCTTAAGTCTAAGTTTTAATTTATCGTTTTCAGTTCTAAGCGAGTCCTGAACAGCAAATAGCTGGGCTACTGAAGCTCTTGTAGGAACAAGCATATAAGATCTTATTAGCCTATTCTTATCCTTTACTTCAGTTACAAAGTCATTTTCACAATCTTTTAAAAACCGATTTGCCCTATCGAATTGCTGTATTGTGTATTGCTGTCCGTTGCTCACTAAGTACAAACCTGCTGGTTTACCCACTTACCGTTAAGGTAAACCCTTTCCATTCTGCACCGAGTAGTGCCAACAGGTGGCACCGTAGGGATACGGATAGGCTTAAAACTTGGCGATTGGATTGGCCTAACAGATGGCGGTCTAACTGTTGGAACCCGGATAGCGGAGTCGCATATCTGCTTTTGGATAGCCGGTGTCGATAACTTAAAATCGTGATCTACCCAAACCCATTTACATGCAGCCAGGCTAGATTGCGAAATTAACATAATCGTTATTGCTAGTAGTATTTTCATGGTTCTTCCTTATCGGTGGTTGGGGTGTTCTTGGCTAACTTCTGGCTATTAAGTTGTGCAACGATATCGCAAAGTGATGCTTGCTTTGCGGCTCCATCGTCACCATTTAACAGCACATCAATCTCTCTAACCAATCGCTTATTGTCGATGCTTATCAACGCATAGTCTTTAATCAATTCCATCAGCTTGGCCTTGTCTTGCTCTAGCTGCTTCTCTATGAGCAAAAGCCTGTCCTGTTCTTCGCTTGCTGTCTTATATAAATCAGTTAGCGCCTGAACTTCTCGCTCTAGCTTCTCTATTTTAGATGTAACGCTTTTAAGGAATTCACGAGATTCCCTCGGCATTTCAACATTTACTCTATCTGAGGCTATGCCCTCTAAAACACTCGCGGTGGAAATTTTAAATTCACCAACAAACATCTTCCTAAACTGTTTTCCGTTAATCACACAGACCTCCTGTTACTTGCATTGGGGCTCTAATTTAATATCTCTTTATATCAATGACTTATGCTATCTTTTTTTATAAAGTTTCGTTTAAATAGCGTTTGGGCTTAGGGTTTAAGGGCTTGCTCTATCTCTTGCGTTAGAGTGTATTTTCTCTTCACGTACTCGATGGGTATTTCTAGCTCGTTAATCATGGCCAAGGCGATCGCGTCTTCCTTCTTCATGCAAAGCACTGCGTATTCAGCGCAGTCTCTACTAATGGTCACGCTATCGCTAGAGGGTAGGGCATCGCGCTGGTCAATCAGTGATGCGGCTCTTTTTCCTAGCATTTCTCTACCTGCCGCGTCATTAGGGCAGGCTAAATCAGCAACTAAATCCCATGCCAGATTGTTAAGAACTTTATCCTCGCTGGCAGCTTGTGGGGCGGGGGTGTTGTTAGTTTGTCGATCTTTATGCCCGCAATCCTGCCTACCGCATTGATTCAATCCGGCGCTGTCTGGGACATTGCAAGCAGGGCAGCTGTACTCTTTATCACTCATAGTCTCACCTTGATGTTTGGGTTATAAATAAATATGCCCGCCAGTTCTGACTAGGGTTGCTTGCTTCTCTTCATCACTAAGGGCGTTCCAATCGTTAAACAATCCCCAAAAGCTATCGGGGATATTCTGTACTGGGTCACCTTTCTTATTTAGCGGGCAAGGACCGCAGTAAGGATGTAACTCAAATTGCTGGCCCTCGTATTCGTAATCGTTGCCGCCCATATTTAGATGAATTGCCATATCTCTCACCTTACATCAAAACAAATTTTTCTGACCAGGCTGATCTGCTCTGATCACTCGATAACGGTACAATCCATTGCCGACAAATTCCTTGGTCACATCATGGCCACCAAATCTAGGCTTTCTTAGATGCCTTAGTTGAGCAGATACCGATGCTTCTGGATCACCAGTTTCATCTGATATCTGCCCAAGTGTGCGCCAGCTACTATCTTTCATGCAATCCCATACACGTTTGATCTGACCTGTTAGCCGAGCATCATCGCGCTTAGGCTGATAGTCAGCACCATTAAACATCTGTTTGTATACGACCATAATCCAAGCCTTTCGTTAGTATTAAATCGTCCAGACTTTATTAACCGCCATCAAGAAAACGTTCTTGCCGTATCCGGCATAGAACTCTGCGCCTGCAAAATCAGTGGTAAAGTTGGGTTGGTAAGTAACCAGGCTAAGTAGGTTTATTTTCTTGAGGGGATAGTCAGTTAGAAAAGGAACAACCCCCTGCTCTATAGGAAGCCACGAGTCATCCCCCTGATTGTGCTTGATAAGAGCTTGTCCATTAGGTAACACGGCACCCGCCCAAATATTAGTAGTGGTGCCTATAAGATCATCGGGAACTTGCAGCCTCGCGGAAAAAGCACTTGGTGTTAGCAGGTTCTTAAATATGCCGGAGCGTTCAGGTGTCCCAACCCCTTTAAAGTATCTAATGCACCACGCTTCTGGGCGCAAAGAATTAACGACTGAAAACGGTAGGCCCGTATAGCCTTTATCTCCGTGACCTTGCCCCCACCAGTTGGCGAGTAGGAACATTTGCAACTCCATGTCGTAGCCCACAATATACATATAGTGCCTTCCAATGGCTGGGTTTTCAGCGTCTTCAACCTGATATTTATGTTCGGTCCAATGACCTTTAAGGCTGAAAATTGAGTCTGTAACGCGTATACCCAAGCCTACTATCATCCCCTCATTTAAAGCGGAGCAAACGCGATGAACTTTTTCTTCTTCGGTGTACTGGGGCCCTACTGGAATTACAGCCTCGTAATCAGCTATCAAGTTTGGCTTTGCTAAAGCGTATGTTTCTGGGCTGGGTATTGTGTTATTTGCTTCTTCAAGGTACGGATACTCATGCTCTTGGCATACCCCAACAGTTGAAAGCGCCTGCAACGCATCACGGATGTAAACGCCATACTGCCCCACATAGCCACCCAACACCTTGGTTGAGTTGTGCATAAACTGCCTAGATGGGATAAATAGTCCTCCATCGCCATCTATTTTGCGAGCAAGATCAAAGTAATTGCCATTGGCTACACAAGCGCCTTGCGCTAACTGATTAACCAAACCAACACATGACCATCGAAGGTCTAGGGATTTTGGCAACTCTTCGGGCATGAAGGGCGAAATGTAGTCGTGGTCCCTTGGATCGACTGTAGGTACTGCGTTTCCTGCTAACTCAAACTTTTGCATCTTCATCATCCTCACAAATACAGTTAGTTTCTAATTCACCACAGCTTTTACACTTTTTATGCTCAGCCTGGTAATCATCTTCTTCTACAGGTTTCATATTTCTTCTACCATTTTTATTCTTTGAGGCCGGACCCGCCAAGCGCACTACAAAGAGAAAGTATTATTTTTGAGATATTGCTAATTGATAAAAGAATATCTGCCTGGGCTCTTTGCTCATCAGACTCATCTGGGTTTTCTTCAAGAGTATCTTCTTCTTTAAATTCAAGAAACTTAATGCCCTTAATTCCTAGTGATTTAGTAAATACGACCCTTACCAGATTCTGATAGATAAGCTCTATCTCGGCGCCATACATATTATGCTCGGCAATAAGTTCGCGGCCCATAGGGATTAGTTCTGGCTCACCCTTTAATGTGTGAACTTCGCCGCCGTTGCCAGCTAACCTTGCATACTCACCAATACGAAAAGCAGAAGGAAGATTGTTATCGATTGCGTTAGCGTTAAACCATCCAGCTATACCCATATCAACTGGATACTTACACTCAATAGGCTTGACCGGCAGACTGCCAGTGCAGCTTCTAATAAGGTTAGTCATCTTATCAGCCTGATTCTCTGAGCTGGCATCCACAATTAGCAGGTGATTCTTTAAATCAAATACCGCATGGATTCTTTTGTGCTTAGTAAACGCTTGGGGTAGCAATGATGCAGTAACATCATCTTGAATTTGCTTGCGCTCTTTGCGATACATTTTACGTTGTTCTTTTTCTTCTATCCGCTCAATAATTTCATCCGCTTTTCTGCGAACGACTTCAGCGGGAAGTATCTTCTCTTCGATATTGATGCAAAGAAGAGCTAGATCACCGAACAAGTTTAAATGAGAGGAAAACCCAAGAGGCACTACAAAGCCGGCAGAGCTAAACTGGTAGTCGCTGCAAGGCACAAACATCTGCTCTTCAAACATGGCCTCATCCATTTCTGGAAGGGTTGAATAGGTAAAAATACTTGCGTTTTTAAAGAACATCTAAACTCTCCGTAATATTCTCAGCCAGTTTCACAGAATCAACTTTCTTCTGCTTTATATAGGTAAGCAATCTTCCTTCTGCTATTTCTCTTGATCTATTAAAGAAGGCTGCTTTACCTAATTTTGCCATATACCAATTTGGCGCTAATTCTTTTGTTATCACTTTGTTCTCCTAGTGTTAGTCCACTTTTTCGGATTGAATTTTTTCGTGAACTTCCATTCTGTTCACTGGAACAGATTTGTCAGCAATTATACCTATCCTTGCTCGACCATTCTTTATATCCAAAACAGTTATTGTAATTTCAGCATTTTCACCTATCACAAAACTTTCGCCTATTTTTCTAGTGAGCAGTAGGCATCCTTTTTCGTAATGATTATCGTCCATTTTAACACCTATGTTTCTAATCTTGATTGGGTAGTTATTAAAGGTGATAGAACAGCTTGTAATAAATCCCAAGCTGTTCTGCAGTCCACTTTTTTGCTAGACCGCCCCAATATCTTTAAGGGCAAAATAAACTTCCTTGGCGCCAATGGTGTCAGCGAGAGCTCTATGAGTTTCCTTGAATACGTCTTCACCAAAGAAGTGAGCATGAGCCTTTACCAGAGAAGGTGTTTTACCGCCGATATGCTTTTGAGCTAATCTCATAGCGCAAACATAAAGATCCTTGTCTTCTTTCCAGCTTCTCATTGCTTCAGGATCAAACCGATATCGCATCTGAGCTATCCGCAAAATTCTGTTATCGAAGACAGTGTTGAAGGCCATACGAACATCGCAACGCTCGTACATGACCATGAACTGATCTAAGGCACTAATCTCGGGAATACCCTCATCCATCGCTCTTTCCATGGTAATGCCATGCTTTTGAAACGCTTCAGAGCTTTCATCCCATGACCAGCCATCTGGCTTAATAATGAATGACATTTCATCAAGAGTTTCACGAGTAGAGGTATCCACTAACTGAGCTGCTATCTCAACAAGGTGTGGCTGGGCAGCATCATTACTTGGGATTCCCCAATTAGGAAGGCCGGTAGTCTCTGTATCAAACGAAAGTAATTTCATAACTTATAGTCCTGGCTCTAGTGAGTTTTAAAGGTTTTCTATGTCGCTGGCAGTAATGGTTATCAGAGTATAATTGCACTCGTTTGTTCGAGTTCCTATATGGATGCCTTTACCAGATAGATCTTCTATCTCAATAAATTGAGATTTGGGTCCATTTTCAACCAAGCGAATAACAATACCCTTCTCTTTAAACAACCGATCAAAGAGAACTCTATTATCAGAATCAGGGATATCAGCAGCCTCACTAACAGGAGCAGTAGTTGCAAATTGCATAGGCTTAGGAGTTTCAATAGCCGGCTTAATGGATTCAGCAGGATTGACAGTCTGGGTAGGCTTCTCTTGTTCTTTAGCCTTAAGATCATCAAGTGCTTTCTGATCATCTAGCGCCTTTTGATCATCCAATGCTTTCTTAACGTCAACAAGTTCTTGCCTGGCATCCTGATACACCTGAATGGCATCATCAATCAACTTCAAAGCACCTATTTTCTTATCGTTAACTTCGATAGAAAATTCTTCCATGCTGGTTGGGTCTATTGCTGAAATATTAGATTTAGCAACAGCAAGGTGCGCTTCTTCCATTTCTGGGATCATAGAAACAGTGATATCTATCGTGCTCAAAACATCTTTATGTTTCTGGATACGCTCACTATTTAAACGATCCAGTTCTTCTTTGTAAATTCTAATTTCAGACAAAATGTGCAGTGTCAAATGCTCACTACCCATCTGGCATAGAGATTGAAGATCTTGAAATAAAGGCTGGTAAACCGCTTCGATCTTTTTAATGCGAGCAAGGTTAGCTCTAATCAAATCGCGCTTTTCGGTTAGCGATATCTTTACTTCTGCTATCTCATCATTAATAGCACTTTGCATATTATCCAAAGAACGCTTGCCCTTGATCACTTCTGAGAAATCGGGAACTTTAAAGCCAGGGACAAAAACACCATCGGCAGAAAACTCTTTGTTGGCTTGAGCTACAGCTTCTCTGAATACGGATACAGCAGACTCAATTAGCTTTATTCTACGGCTTTCTTTTTGATCTTTAATTTGCCGCTGAAGATTAAGCCGAGTTTGGCGAGCCATGTTTTCCCTAATATCTTCTACAGCCGATATAATTGAATCAAGGTTAGCCTTGCTAGTTAGCTGCTCTTTAATGCCAACACACTTACCCTCTATATCCTGAAGCCACTTAACATCTTGTTCGGCATTGGCAAAGTCTTGATCACTATCTAGCTCAACAGGGATCTGGCTTATGATTAACGCAGCCTGCTCTTTAAACTGCTTGATATTGTCTTCGGTAACTAACTGGCCACTAACGTCAACGCGAAGAACTGGAAGTGAATCAGTACGCTTACGGCCTATTACCTGCTCTACCTTAGCCGTAGGAACATAATCAGCAACATCTTTATCTAATTGCGCCCAGGCCTTGATAAGCTGCTCTCTTCTTCCAGCAACCGGCCTATAGTCCATCCAAGCAAAGTTTTCTTGAGTGCCATCAGAGCAAACAAAAATACAACGCTGCATGTTTTGATTAACTAGGAACTGGTGCTCTAACTGCCAGAAAATATATGGCGGTAGATCCTTTTCCTTAACAGCATTGAAAAGGCCGACATTGAACTGCTTATGCTCAAAAGTAGTATCGTTAGCATCCAGCGAATTAACACCATCATAAGACGCTAGATATTCGCCTAGTGTGCAGGTAATTGGGTATAGATCTTCGCCAAATATTTCTTCAACAACCGCTCTTGCTTTGGCTTCAGTCTCATGGCCGCGGGTAAATACAACTCGCTCAACATAGTCGCTGTATTCTTTAGGCTCCAAAGTAGCCTTTTGATGGATCAACTCATCGCGCTTAACATTGGGATGACAACCCATCATCATTGGCGCCTCACTAGCTGTTTTAGTCTTTGGAATAGCTCTTAAAGCATGCCATTCGGCAGATCCTTGGGGGCATGTATGCGTTATCATTTCCATTGCTGTTTCCTTTTTCAATTTAAAACGGATTAATTAGTTGGTTTAGCTTTGCTCTTGATCGCTGGCCGGGGCTTCCTCAGTCGGCGCAGGCTTGGGTTTTAGTGTATTGATACCGGCCAGCTGCTCTTCAGTGAAGTTATACATAGTCCCAACAGTATCAATTATTGACTTGGTTGTTTTGCCGGCCTCAACCGCTTTAGCCCATTTAGGAAGATTAGTTTTAAACTTTTCATCCGAGTAAAAGGGCAGCTCATTTTCTGGCACAGACTCACCTGGTATATCTGTCTCAGGATCAGGTTCTATTCTGCCTGCACTATCATCAAGCTCTTCAGCTGCATAAACACCCATCAATGACTGAGGCGCAAAACGTCTAATGTACTTGCGAACTGCGGCATAGGTAATCTGCTGCTGGGGATCCAAGGCCCATCCGGTCGAGAAGCGCGGGTAACACTGGGCCAGTAAAACGGTTATCTCTCTAGGCTCAGTCTCGCCACTAAGAGTAGCGGTAACTTTAACGCCTAGACCTTCTTCGTCCTTTTTGTCCCAACCAGGCACGTAGTATTTCTTGTCATTTTTTTCGCTTGTCTGTTCCTTTACCTTGCCAAGTATCTTTTTCCAATCACCAATGAACTCAAAATTAGGCTGGGTCTTAAGCGCACCAGATGAAACAGCCACTGAGTTAATCAACTGAGCTTCATAACCTATGATGCCGCCAGGTGTAACAAACGTCTTCTGAGCCACTACATGAGGCAGCATGCCCCATTGCATGGCCTGCATTACCACCGCTAGGCAGTCTGAAGGCTTGCCGCGAAAGTGAATAGGGATAGTGGCAACACCTTTAGCCATAAAATCAGCAAACGTCATCATTGATTGAAGATTTTGCGGATTCATTATCGACTGAGCTGTGCTCGGGCCTCTATCGTAAGTGCTGATAGCTGTTGAGTTGTTGTCTTCTGTGTTATCTGACATTATTTTCTCCTGAAAAATAAAGTACGGGTTAGATAGTTTGGCTATTTGCCATCATCGATGAAGAATTCATCAAAGGCATCCATTGCACTGGACATAAGATCGGCGTCATCTGAATCTATTTCGACAGGGGAATGATAATTGTCGTTCGGGGCTTCGCCGGGAGAGGCAACGCGATTGGGGTCATCCGGTATATCGTATTTTCTTGGCATTTCCTGCCTCCTAATTCCATTAAGATCAAACTACGGAGTGAATTATGGTCCTAATGAATGCTTGCTGTCAACACTTTTGCGCTAAATAGTTTGCGTGTAGAAAATATACCATGCTAAGATTCGCTTGAAATTTACTAAGGAGCTATTTATGACCATTAAGCTAAAAGACAAGCCAGCCTTCAAAGCATTAGCTGCCTTGAAGAAAGAGAGATACACCCTTACAAATATTGTTGCCAAGATGCCAAAGGCAAAGGCTTGCAGTATTTCTAACCTAAGTCGCATTGCGAAGGGAAAGCAGGATTGCTGGCCTGAACTGGAAAAAACCATTATTGCCGTAAAAATCAAACTTATTGGACCTGATAGCAAAGCAACAAAGGATTAGTAATGCACTTTTACTCTTGGAATATTGGTGACTTTAATCTCCATACATCGCATTTAACCCTTGAGGAAGAGGGGGTTTATCGCCGTCTTTTGGATTTCTATTACGACACAGAGCTGCCGATACCAATAAAAACCCAGCCGGTTATTCGTAGGTTACGATTGCTTTCTTACGAGCCTATAGTGGCATCTATTTTGGAAGAGTTTTTCTTTAAGCAGGCTGATGGGTGGCACAATTTAAGGGCTGATATTGAGATAGATGACTATCACGCCAAGGCTAGGACAGCTAGGGTAAACGGCAAAAAAGGAGGAAGACCCAAGAAGAATGGGGCTCCTAAAACCCAATCGGTTATTTTAAATAACCCAGAAGAAACCCAGCCGGTTATTTTAGCTAACCCAGACCTAACCCAGACGAAAGCTAAACAAGAACTAATAACTAATAACGAAGAACTAATAACCAATAACTACGTTAATCCGTTTCCACGGCTTAAAAGTTTGAATGGAATAGATTTTTCTCTATGGCCTAATCTTCCAGGCGATAAGACCATGGCATCTTGGCTTAAGTGCCGAGCAAAGAAAAAACTCGTTAATAGCCAAGAGGCGATGGATCTTACTTTGCGCGAAGTTATCAAGGCTAGTGAGTTTGGGGCAAGCGCAAATGACTGCATCTGGATGGCTGCAGCTAGAGGTTGGGGAGGATTTAAGGCAGATTGGATTAAGAAAGATATTGCGAGCGATAACCCTAGTTACCAGGGCAATCTACTGAAATCTAAAATTGGATCAATAATGGACAGGAGCTGGGCCGAATGATCGAACTATTACACATTGACTGCATGGAATACCTGAAAGGCCTTGAGGATAACGCTTTCGAGTTGGCGATTGTAGATCCTCCCTATGGGTTGGGGGAAGACGGGGGCACTAACCGTAACCATGGTGTAAAGCAAGCCAATGGAACGGTCCTAAACTGTTTTGATGGACAGTATAAAAATAAAAATTGGGATAAAGAGCCTCCATCGGAAAAATATTTTTTAGAGCTTTTTCGAGTTTCCAAAAATCAAATCATATGGGGGGCTAATTACCACCCGGTTGCACTTCAGGGCGGGGCTATTGTTTGGGATAAAGTTAATGATGGCGCTGATCAGTCAGGTGCAGAGATAGCGTTTTGCAGTCTTAATAATCGCGTGGATATAGTTAGATTTATGTGGCGCGGGATGATGCAAGGTTTGTCTGTTGAAAAAGGAACGGTGCAGCAAGGCAATAAAAAACTCAACGAGAAAAGAATTCATCCTACCCAAAAGCCTATAAAACTCTATGAATGGCTCTTAAAAAATTACGCCAAAGAAGGCGATGGGATCCTCGACACTCACCTAGGCTCAGCCTCGAGCGCAATAGCAGCACATTACGGCGGGTTTGATTTTGTAGGGTGCGAGCTTGACGAAGATTACTACAAGGCGGCGGTAAAACGCTTTGACGCAGAAACAAAACAGCAGGCCATGCAATTATAATTAATACAGGAGTTGGGCCGAATGAGCAAAAGTAGCTTTATAGAAGATCTAGGACTGTCTAAAGTAGGCGCTCGGATTACAGGAATACACAAAGGAGTCTATATAAACCTACCGATTCCTTCTTGTAGTGATCAAGACTGGCCGGCTGAGATTATAAAGGGACTAAATCAACAGCTTCAACAGACCTCTCAAGCCCAGCGACCAGCGAAGGAGCAGTGCCTAGATGAAGACTAAACCAGATTTCAAGATTGGAGAGAACTACCTGCACCGTTGGTGGATATTGCCTAGAAACCGATATTTCAATATTTATCTTCATCGCTTCTATCGCTCGGATGATGATAGAGCTCTACATGATCACCCTTGGTGGAACTGCAGCATTATCTTGAGTGGATCTTACCGGGAGCATTTTAAGGCTCGAAGTGTCATTAGAAAGGCCGGTGACATTATATTTCGATTTCCTAAGACTGCTCATAGGATCGAATTATTAGATGGTCCAGTAACTACACTATTCCTTACAGGCCCGAAGATAAGGGATTGGGGGTTTCATTGCCCGAAGGGATGGCGGCATTGGAAAGATTTCACTAATCCAGAAAACAGCGGATTACCTGGCAGGGGTTGCGATTGAAAAATATACACCTTAAAAAAACTCAGTACGGATTTGAGGCAGCTACCGAAGAAGACCTTGAAGCTATCAGCTTGTACCCAGAAGGTTGTTTTTGTGTTGGCGATATCGTTAAGCCCCGGAACGCTGAATTCCATAGATTGGGAATGGGATTACTGAGGTTTGGCTATAAGTATTTTGATCCACCAGGAAGCGTAATGGTCGATGGTGTTGAGGTTCCGGTAACAAAGAGCTTTGAGGCATACCGGAAACTGGTGACTATTAAGGCTGGATACTATGACGCAGTATCTACGTTCGATGGGAGAGGAATAGTCTTAGAAGCTCACTCAATCAGTTACAGCGGCATGGAAGATGGCGAATTCCGAGAGTATTACAAGAATGTTAAGGATCTATTGTGGAGTGAGATATTCAGCTCTTACGATGGATGGACAGAAGATCAGTATAACGAAGCAGTACAAAACTACATGGACGGTAAATACGGGAATATCAATGCCAAAAAGTAAAACATCAGGGGTCAATAAAAAGTTAAGCCAAGCAGGGATTGCAGCCTGGTTAGGAAGTGTAGCCGATTACGGCTGTGTTGTTTCAAGGGAGTCTAGTGTCGAGGTTCATCATGTATATGGCCGAACGTATAAGCACAACAAAACATTGATTGGCCATTTATATGTTTTGCCATTAGCTATCAGATATCACAATGTTCACAGCAATCACTTTGCCAATGTTACGCACTGGCCCAAAAGGTTTGGTATTGAGTTTGGTTATCAGCGCGACCTGTTTAAAAATATGTGTCTGTCAATGATCGAAGATGGCATTGATGTTCCTATATCCGCAGAAGAAATGGATGCAATACTCGATTCACCACTTAGGTAATAAAAATGAAAGGAATGAGCGGGCATCAAAGCCATGCAATGTTAAAAGATGAGTGGCTAACCCCACCAAGTATAATTTCAAAATTAGGTTCTTTTGATTTAGACCCTTGTTCACCTATAGATCGACCCTGGGATACAGCCAAAACACATTACACGCTAATCGATGATGGATTGAACAAAGATTGGTTTGGCCGCGTTTGGTGTAATCCTCCCTATGGTAAAGAGGCTGCAGTTTGGCTTTCAAGAATGGCTTTTCATGGAAGTGGAATTTCATTGATTTTTGCAAGAACAGAAACAAAAATGTTTTTTGACCATGTTTGGGGGAAAGCCACCGGACTGCTTTTTATTAAAGGAAGATTATATTTTCATCATGTTAATGGCTCAAAGGCAAAATCTAATGCTGGTGCGCCTTCTGTGCTTATTTCCTATGGTGAAAATGATGCTAATTATTTAATGAATTGCGGTATTGATGGAAAATTTATTGATCTGAGGTAGATATGCCAAGAATTAACATTAAGCCACTAAGCGTAAACGAAGCATGGAAAGGCCGGCGATTCAGAACGGATAAATACAAAGCCTACCAGCAGCATTGCTCGCTAATACTGCCTAGAAAGATCGATGTGCCTGAAGGCAAGTTGAAGCTCACTTTGATATTCGGCCTATCTAATATGGAAGCTGATTACGACAATCCCATTAAACCCTTTCAGGACATTATTTCAGCTAAGTACGGATTTAATGACAATAGGATCTATGCGGGCTATCAGGAGAAGGTTGAGGTTGATAAAGGGAGTGAATTTATAGCCTTTAAGCTAGAGGCTTTCAAATCTTCATTAAAATGACGCAAAAACACTTGCGGTATAGTTAATATTAGAATACTCTTAAATCCTAGATCGAAAATTAATAGCAGGAGAGCTATATGAAAATCGTAAGTAACCATTACCCCAAAGTATGTCATGCCAAGCCCGGCGATATAATTCAGCTTCTTGAAGATGATAGTGAGCCCGGCAAAGGTTTGTATATGGTTTGTATTTATTGGCGAGAAGGCCAAAAGAAAAGCAGAAAACCGCTTAACGGCTTGAATGGCCTTTATAATATTGAGCAGCCATTGTTTTTGGTAAATATTGAAACTGGTGAAGCCAAGAACATGATTCACTTATCAGAAAGAGCAAGCATTATTAATGATGCTGAGTTGGTTGTTCCTGGTGTGACATTGGAATCTTGATTAATTAAACAATCTCAAACAAGCCTCTTAATTGGGGCTTTGTGGGTGAAAGACATAAGAGTTTTAAAATTCCCGGCAACGGCCTTAACTACTTAAAAGACTGATCAATGCCTAATAAAAAATGCAGGGAGCTAACTAAAAAAGAATTTAGCGATTACGCCAGCGGCATGAGCGTTAAAGAAATAGCAGTTGGCAAAGACATAAGTCATTCCAGTATTAATAAAAAACTGAAAGAGGTCGGTGTTATAAGAAGTAAAGAAGATGCCGTAAAACTTGCTCGGTCGCGTAATTCAGATGTAACTAGCCAAAGTAATTTGACCCCAAAAGGGAAAGGCAATTCTTATAATGGCTTCCTTTCGCAAGACTGGCTTAGTCGCAAGCTATAGACAAATAAGGAATGATGACAATGCAGACCCATTTAACTCAGCAGCATTTAAAGAATAACCCAGAGAAACTAGCTCGGTTCAATAAAGTAATAATTCGATCAGGGCAATGGGGGTATTGGTGGCGCGCAAATGGGGCCGGATACACGGAGAGAATTGAGGAAGCAGGAATTTACGAAGTAAACGATGCTTGGCTTTCCGTCAAACACTGCGGGCCTGAAAAGAAAATCGTAC